CAGGTCTAAATGAACGTATCGGATATGTAGTTAGCCTTGAAACATCTTCAAGAGTATCTGCTGATGCTTCATTGTCTACATACATCGGAAGTGTAGACACAGGTCTAAATGAACGTATCGGATATGAAGTTAGCCTTGAAACATCTTCAAGAGTATCTGCTGACTTGTCATTGACAAACGCTTTAGATTCTGAATCATCTATGAGAGTTGAAGGAGACCAATCTCTACAAAACCAAATTGACTTCATTACTTCAAACGTTGATCCAGCTGCTTTAGATTCATTAACTGAAATCGTTAGTGCATTCCAAACTGCCGATGGAGACATCAACAACGCTATCACTACATTGGCTGACGCAGCAGCGGCTTCATTGTCTGCTGAGGTTGTACGTGCTGAAAGTGCTGAAGCATCTTTAGCTTCTGATTTGTCATCTGAAGCATCTGCAAGAATTGCAGACGTTGATGCTGAAGAATCACGTGCTATTGAAGCTGAAGGTTCAATAGTGGATAGAGTTTCTGCAGACCTTAAAGGTGAAATTAATGCTAGACATAGTGCAGATTATTCATTAGAACAATTAATTTCTTCTGAAGTATCTCGTGCTGAAGAAGCTGAAGCTTCATTGGCTACAGAATTGTCTTACGAAGTTTCTTACTTGATATCTAACACAGACTTGACAGCAATCGATTCATTCGCTGAGGTATCTGATGCTGTTGTTGCTGGTAACGAATCATTGTCAACTGAAATATCTTCACAAGTTGAGTCACTTACATCTGTTGACACTTCATTGGAAGCTCAATTGTCTTCTGACATTGATAGTTTAGCTGATGTTGATAACGCAACAATTAGCCTTGATACAGCAACAAACACTATCAAGTTGAAACAAGAGATCGCTGCTCCTGATTCAGGAATGTATACATTCAACAGTAATGTTGAAGTTAGTGATACATTAACTGTTGGTGGTGTTGACGTGATGGCTGAGATTTCTTCTGAAATTTCTGCAAGAATCGCTGGTGATGAGTCATTGGAAGTTGCATTGTCAACTGAAGTATCTTACTTGTTAGCTAACACAGACCTTACAGCAATCGATTCATTCGCTGAAGTATCTAATGAGCTTTCAGTTCAAACTGAAAACTTTGAAACTATTTACTACAGGAAAGCTTCTTTCAGTGGTGATATTGATGGAATAAATTCATCATATACGTTGTCTGAGGCTGTTAGATTTAGATCTGAGAATGTTTACTTGAATGGTCTATTGCAAGAAGAAAATGTAGATTACACTATTACTGGACCTAATGGTGACATAGTTACATTTACTTCTGCTCCTGAAACAGGTGACAAAGTAGTGATCTACGGAGTATATTAATTCCATAGATTAAACACAAGATAAAGGGAGGATGAAATACTCCTCCCAATATCTAAAATAAAATTACATCAAGGGGGACGCTCCTTGATGTTTTTTAAATAATTATAATAAAAATTAAACGTTTAAAAAATTAAAAAATTATGGCAACATTTATAACATCCAAAGCAGTTGGAGAAACAATGATCATCAATGTTCAAACATCAACAACATATTGGAAATATAACCACAACGGAACAGATTCAAGTGTATTCTCTGATGGAAATCAAACAATCACAGTAGCAAACGCAAATGGTGAATTTACACTTATTCCATGTTTAGCAGATGGAACTCCAAGTGGAGATATAACTTCTTTAGGTTTATCTGGCGATAAAGAATCATCAAACCAAATCACATCATTTGATGGAACAGGTTTAACGAGTTTAACTGGTTTACATTTAATGAACAGCCAATTAACATCATTTGATGGTACAGGTTTAACAAGTTTAACTTATTTAAATTTACGAAATAACCAATTAACTTCATTTGATGGTACAGGTTTAACAAGTTTACATACTTTAGGTTTAGGTAATAACCAACTAACTTCATTTGACGGAACAGATTTAACATCATTACAACAGTTATCATTAGCCAACAACCTTTTAACATCACTTGATGTTTCTCCAATGTCTTTGTTGAAAAACCTACATTTGGCGGATCCTTATGGTTTACAAGGTAACCCAATGACAGCGGCAGCCAATGACACTATCATGTCCCAATTTGTCACAAATGGATTAACAAACGGTACTTTTTCAACAGACAATGGTAGAACATCTGATGGAACAGCAGACTATAATACATTGATTGCTGAAGGTTGGAACTTAGTTGGACTTGAATTGGTTGAAGAAACGACCACAACAACAACTGAAGCTCCGACAACAACTACAACAACAACTGTAGCACCATCAAACCCAACATTTATAACGTCCAAAGCAGTTGGACAATCCTTACCAGGGACCTATGCTGTAACCACTTCAGGATATTGGAAAGCCTACCATAATGGGACATACTCAAGTATTCACCCTAGTGGACAAAAAAGAAATCTTCCAATCACTAACGCTAACGGGGAATTTACACTTGTAGCTTGTGATGTTAATGGGGATATAACAGGAAATATTACAGCAATTGCTTCAAGACTAAACCAAATTATTTCATTTGACGGAACTGGTTTAACTTCATTAACTTCTTTAGATTTAATGAATAACCAATTAACATCATTTGATGGGGCAGGTTTAACAAGTTTAAATATTTTAAAATTAAATGGTAACCCACTTACATCATTCATTGGTGGAGATATGGGATTAATTACTCAATTGAATTTCCCAAGTTGGGGAATTACAACCCTAACTTCATTTGATGGAACAGGTTTAACAAGTTTAACTACTTTAAGTTTAGGAAATAACCAATTAACTTCATTTGACGGAACTGATTTATCTAGTTTAACTACTTTAGAATTAACTAATAACCAATTAACCTCATTTGATCCAACAGGTTTAGATGTTCTTCAATATTTGTATGTTAATGGTAACCTATTAACCCCAACAATCAACAATTCACTACTAGCAAAACTAGCAGCAAACGAATTAGCAAATACATGGGGGTATGGTGAATTTTACACAACAGGAGGAAGAACATCTGCTGGTACAACAGACTATGATTATTTGATAGCAAATGGATGGTTCTTGGTTGGTCTTGAATTGGTTGAAGAAACGACCACAACAACAACAACAACTGCAGCACCATCAAACCCAACATTTATTACATCTTATAATATATTCGGAGAACCTATATTTCAAATCCAAACCTCAACAGGATATTGGAAATTTACAGAAAATGGAACACCTGGAACAATTGGCGGAAACGCATCTGGGGGACCTACACCACCAATGGCAGGTGTATTCATTGCAAATGGAACAACTACTCAATTTATTGAACTTCAAATTGCTAATTCTGAAATTGAATTATTTTCATGTGATGAATTTGGTAACACATCAGGAAATATTCAAACATTAACTTTATCAAGTTGCAATATCACTTCATTTTCTGGAACTGGTTTAACAAGTTTAACTGGTTTGTATTTAGGTGATAACCAATTAACTTCATTTGATGGAACAGGTTTAACAAGTTTAACTGAGTTAAATTTAGGTAATAACCAATTAACATCATTTGATGGAACTGATTTAACAAGTTTAACTTTTTTAAATTTAAATGATAACCAATTAACATCATTTGATGGAACTGGTTTAACAAGTTTAACTGAATTATATTTACAAAATAACCAATTAACTTCATTTGATGGGACAGGACTATCTGGTTTAACTGAGTTGTATTTAGGGAGTAACCAATTAACATCATTTGACGGAACTGGTTTATCTGGTTTAACTTATTTGTATTTAGATTCCAATCAATTAACTTCATTTGATGGGACAGGATTATCTAATTTAAGTGCATTAGTTTTAAATGACAACCCTCTAACCGCTTTTGATGGAACAGGATTATCTAGCTTAACTAATTTACAACTTATAGGTGGTAAGGACGGAGTATCTGTTTTAACCTCTGTTACTAATCTACCAACTAGTTTAACTACTTTAGAATTGTCTTCTAACCAACTAAGTACGTTTGATGGATCAGATTTAATAAATTTAACTAGTTTGTATTTAGGAGGCAACCAATTAACATCATTTGACGGAACTGATTTAACAAGTTTAACTATGTTAAATTTAGGTTATAACCAATTAACTTCATTAAGTGGATTTATTTTTCCAACAAGTTTAACTCAATTGAATTTATATAATAACCAATTAACTTCATTTGATGGTACAGGTTTAACAAGTTTAAATTATTTATATTTACAAAACAACCAAATTACTTCATTTGATGGAACAGGTTTAACAAGTTTAACCCAATTAATATTAGTAAACAACCTTTTAACATCAATTGATGTTTCTCCAATGGTTGCTTTAACTAGTCTATTTTTAGCTGATGTATACGGACTCAATGGTAACCCAATGACAGCAACTGCTAACAATACTATTTTAGCGGCATTAGTTGCTAAGGGTGTTTCTGGTGGTAACTTTGCAACGTCTGGTGGTAGAACATCCGCTGGAACAGCAAACTATGATACATTGAATGCTGATGGATGGAAATTATATGGTCTTGATCTAACAACACCACCACCATCAGGAAATGGTAAATTAAGAATCAAAGGTGTTAATAGTGGTGGAGGAACGACAACCACAACAACTGTACCAACGTTTAATTTAACATTTGAAAACGGATTATCTGATCAATTGGTTGTATTAAGTTATTTCACATTAGATAATGGTGGTGGTCATCATTTTAAACCTAGAAGAGGTCCTGGTGGTCATTTTGGACCATCAATCACCGAATACGGATCAATGGTAACAGACGAAAATGGACAAGTTGTATTTAACGGTTTACCAAATGATGGATCTAACTGGAAAATAGATGTTTATAACACATCACTTCAAGACGGAACGGTAGTTTATACTACTGTGTTAGCATTAGAACCTTATGGACCTCAATTACATGAGGATACAACACTCACTAGAAATTTCTATAATGTTGATTTCTTAAATCAAGATGATAGTGGTATCCTAAGTGGTAAAGATGTTGATATTTATTATATTCCAAAATCATTATTAACTATGGATGTCGATATATTCCCAATTCTAATGTTTAGTGGAACTACAGACGTTAATGGTACAATTAATACGTCTTTAAGTGATGGTTCTTATATTATCAGAACTTATGAAGATAATGGTGACCTATCTTGGGGTCAACGTTTTTATGTTGAAGGTGGTACCGTTTCAATTTATAGACCATTATCTACAGATGTTGAAATTGTTGTTAACAACTTAGCAACAACGATTTGGAATAATATGGTTCCAACAAATAACTCACCTGTAGAAGGTATAGATATTTATTATTATGATAATAGTTTTGAAGTTTATTCTTTTGACCCATCACAACCAATTGGAAATAATAGTTTCCAATTTGGAAATAATAATTCCCAAGTCATCCCACCTTTAACACTTCTAGGTCAAACTGACTCAAATGGACAATTATCAACAAACGGAACACCTGTATCAATTGAATCGGGTTATATCGGTGTTGTTTGGGGATCAACTGATTCAGAAGGTAGACTATATGGTACCGGTAGAACAGAATCATTAATTAATGATTTAGGTGTTAATGGTAACGGGGTTAAAACAATTACACTAGATACCGATATTAACATTCGATGGGCCGAATGGCGTCCAGTAATCAACTTAAGTGGTAAAAGTGTGATATTGTCAAGATTTAATGGAAGTGAATGGGTACCTTTTGACTCATATACATCCATCGCTGATAACACCAATACTTCCTTTGGTTATTTAACTGGTGGTGTTGAGTATAAACTTGAAGTTTATAACACACAAACAACTGGTGATATAGGTTACAGTGAAACTTGGACTCCGACTTGGGGTGAAAGTAAAACAACCAATGTTACTTTAAGTTAATTAAAGATAAAGGGAGGATGAAATACTCCTCCCAATATCTAAAACAAAAAACTGATGGAAATTAAAGTCTTAAATCTTAAAACAGAAAAAAGAAGAAGAGAGTATATGGAGTCCCAATTATCAGGGACTCCACACTCCTTCTTTTATGCTTTATCTCCAAATGATATAGATGAAAAATTATTTGAAAATAAACCTCATCTATTATCAAAAGAAGCGGTAGCAACATTTGAATCACATAGAAAAATAATTGGATCTTGTGGTGATGAACCTATGTTAGTATTAGAAGATGATTCTACCCCATTTAAACCTGATTTTATGGAAAAAATAGAAGAACTTTTAAAAACAGAACATAAATGGGACATTATGATACTTGGATACTTCCCCGATTATAGAAAACTTGAAAGAAAAGACATATGTGATAAATTTGATAAACTATATAAGTTTATTGGAATGCATGCTTATATCATAAACCCATTAAGTGTTGATAAAATATTATCTCAACTCGGAGAACCAAATGTACACGTTGATTACAGAATCTCCGAACTAATTGAAGAAGATAAAATCATTGGTATATTCTCTAAAATAAACATTTTTAGACAAAACAACTGGGACTTTAAAACCCAAATACCTAAAGCAAGAGACATTATAAAGAATGAGGAAAATAAATAAAATATTTCAAATAGGGTTTAACAAGTGTGGAACCGTATCCCTTTACCATTTTTTTGAAGATAACGGGTTAAAACCAATTCATTGGGATATGGGTATGTTAGCAACCACAATTAAATATAACCATAATAACAATCTACCTCTTTTAAAAGGATATGAAAAATATGATGTTTTTACAGACATGGAAAATGTCCATCAAAACCTATATATCCACCTTACACACTATAAAGAACTAGACAAACAATATCCAAACTCCAAATTTATTTTAAATCTAAGACCTATAGACAATTGGATCAAATCCAGAGTAAACCACCCAAATTATCTTAATGTATTTAAACAAATGACAGGATTTGATGAGGAAGGTGTTATAAACTTATGGAAAAAACAATGGTACGACCATATAGAATCGGTTACAGACCATTTTAAAGATAGAGCAAATGATTTATTGGTCTTTGACATTGAAACAGAACAACATAAATTAGTTGAGTTTATTTCTCAATATATTGAATTAAAATCAACAGACTACGGTCATCATAACAAAACTGAAAAATAATGTTAGTATCTCATAAACACAAATTTATTTATATTAAAAGTATAAAGACTGCCGGAACAAGTACTGAAATATTTCTAGAACCTTACTGTGTGACCAATGTATTGGAGAGTCATGGAAGAGAAATGATTCAAACCAATGAAGGTATAATCGGAACTAGAATGAACCAACATCTAGCCGAAATTTCAGAATTCTATAACCATATGCCCCCATATAAAATAAAAAATAGCATAGGTGAAGAAACATTTAACTCTTATACTAAAATAATCAACATCAGAAACCCATTTGATATGATGGTTAGTCATTACTATTTCAAACCAACATTTGATTTATATAGTAATAGTGAAATGTCTTTTGAAGATTATTTGTTAAAAACAAATGTCGTTGAGGATCTATCCAAAAAATATAGAGACTTAATGTATATAGAAGATGAGTTTATAGTTGATGAAATTGTAAGATTTGAAAATTTAGAGGAAGATATTTTTAAACTATTAGACAAATTAGAGTTACCTTCCCCTAAAAGGGAATTGGGTGAGTATAAGAAAAATAAAAGAAGACCTGATAAAGATTGGAAGAAAATGTATTCAAACGAAACAAAAGAATTAGTTGAAAAACATTTTAAATTTTATATGGATCTATTTAACTATTCATTTTAATGAAAAATAAAAAAGAATATACCTTTTTGAAATATACCTTAAAAACAATAAGTTATAGAGTAATGGGTACATTAATCACCTTCTTAACTGCAATGTCATTAAATATCCCATTTAAAATATCGGCAGTGTTAAGTTTAGGTGAATTGGTTATAAAACCTATATTTTATTTTTTACATGAGATGTTTTGGGATAAAAAATCATTTTGAATAAAATCTTTCATTATATCAATGTACTTTATAGTACAACTATTACTATCAATATAATCAAAATGATTTGGGTTCTCCTTTAATTTTTCAATTGGATTTACATTGATGTATTCACCCTTATAGAACTTTGTTTTTTTCAAATTATCTGTAACACCAGCCATATGTAAAATAGGTGTTTGTTCATATCTAGATATTGTATCTGTTGCCCAAGAAAATTCAAGTTCCTTAACCACCTTTGTTTCAATACCAAACTTCCATATGTTCCATAACATTGACCACATCTCAGCAGTCCAAAATTGAATTTGTCCTGGATTGATCGGAAAACGTTTTTGATAGTCATTCATTTGGTCATACAACGGTGTACAATCAAGATATATTTTATCCCACAATTCAAAGTTAGTATTTTTTAAAAGATATTGTCCACCACCAGAATTTGGTTGATTCTCTTTAACAACATCTATATCAATTTCAACCACATCACACATCTCTTGTAGTAGTTGTAATTTTTCAGATGACGGATACTGTCTTTCATATCTATCACAACAATCTTTAATATAGTTATATCCAATATAACCAATGGTATCTGATAGATATGAAATCTCATCTTTTAATAAAGAATCAAAATCAGGTAATTCTCTAAAGATGATATCCGCATCGTGTAAAAATATTAACTTACCTAATTTAGGATAATCTTTTATCCACCTTGAAACAAGGTATGGTTTTATACTTGGGATGTATGATTTTTTATTTCTATTATCTTTATAGAAATGAATATTACACCCAAGATTATCTAATCGTTTTGAACCTTCTGTCCTTTCTTTAGACCCGTTTGGTAAAGAAAAAATAACGTGAATCTGTTTTGGGTCTATCCCTAGAGATTTAAAATTATGAACATATAGTTCCACTTGCCAATGAAAGTAGGGAACATCGGGTTGAGCGGTTACATAAATAATATCTTCCTTATTATAGGTTTTCATATTATATAAATATTTAAATATCACAAACTACTAATTTATTAATGTAAATTACTAATTACTACCTATAAATATAGTTATGTGTTTGTTTTAAATTGTATTTATGTTTAGTTAGCTAACAAAATATTTATATCCTTATTAAAATTTATCGGTAAAGGGGTTTCTCCTAAATGGTATAAAGTTTACCATTAAACTTGCTAAAAAAAAATAAAAATGGCAGAAACTAAAATCGTCTTAAATAGACAGTCCGATTTAATATTGGACAACGCACAAATCACAGCACCTGTTGGTATCGTAGTTGCAGATATTGATGGTTTACAATCCGTTGTAACCTCAATTGATACAAACGTATCTGAACTATTATCAACTGAATTATCTAATCGTGTTGCTGGTGATGACTCTCTAGCTGCTGGACTTTCTACAGAAGTAGCTAACCGTGAATCAGATGTTAATGCTGAGGAATCAAGAGCTATCGTAGCAGAAACTTCATTACAAAACAACATTGAAGCTGAAGCTTCTTTAAGAGTTGTTGGTGATGAAAGTTTAGAAAACGCAATGATGGCGGCAGATAGTTCATTAGCTACTGACTTATCTTCTGAAACTGCTAGAGCAGAATCAGCTGAGGCTTCATTGAACACTAAAGTTGATTTCGTAATCTCTAACACAGATCCTGCGGCTATTGACTCATTAACTGAGATCGTTGGTGCTTTCCAATCAGCTGATGGTGACCTAAATGGTGCTATTACATCTTTGGCTACTGCGGCAACATTGGCGGTTAATAACGAAGCATCTATCCGTTTGGCGGCTGATGACGTATTAACTTCTGACTTGTCAACTGAGGTTGCCAATCGTGAAGCTGCGGTATCTTTGGAGGAAGCTGCTCGTATCTCAGGTGATATGTCAGTTAATGCTGATTTGTCTACAGAAGTAGCAAACAGAGAAGCAGCAGTATCTACTGAAGCATCTGCTCGTGTTGCTGGTGACTCTTCATTGGAAACTAAAATTACAACAGACTTATCATTAGCTAATTCATCTATTGATTCTGCTTTAAGTACTGAGACATCTAACAGAATTGCTGATGTTGATGCTGAGGAATCAAGAGCTATGTCTGTGGAGGCAGTATTGACTTCTGATTTATCTTCTGAGGTTGTTAACAGAACATCTGCAGTCTCTACTGAAGCGTCTTTACGTGGTGTTGCAATTGACAACGAAGCGTCAATTCGTTTGGTCGCTGATGATTCAATCGCTGCAGGTCTTTCTTCTGAACTTGTGGCTCGTGAATCTGCAGTATCTGCTGAAGCATCTTCAAGAGTATTAGGTGACTCATCTTTAGCTTCAGGACTTTCTTCTGAAGTGTCTAGAGCGGAATCTGCTGAGGGTTCATTGGCAACAACCATTGCTAATGTAATCTCTAACGCTGACCCAGCTGCTCTTGATTCACTTGTTGAAATTGTTAATGCATTCCAAAGTGCTGACGGTGACTTAAATGGTGCTATCACTTCATTGGCAACTGATTTATCTTCTGATATTTCTACTGAAGTTGATGCTAGAATGTCAGCAGATTTTTCGTTAGAATCTAATTTAACAAATTATATTTCTAATGAATATTATGGTCCTATGCAAACATTGTACAGAGAGATATCTGACCGTGTATATATGGATCAGTCATTGGCTACGGATTTATCTACTGAAATTTCAAGAGCACAAGAGGCTGAAACATCATTAGAAACAGCGTTGTCAACTGAAGTATCTTACTTAATTGCTAACACAGACCTTACGGCAATTGATTCATTTGCTGAAGTATCTGCGACAATAGAACACACATACCACCAAGTATTACCTTTATGGTATGATGAGGCAAACCCATTACCTATAAGTCTAAATTACGGAGTTAATTTCAACCAAATAGATGGGTCTAATCCGGTATTTGTTACACAAACACCAATTAAAGTTGGTTCAGAAAACATCTATTTAAATGGTATGCTTTTGACTAGAGGTAAGGATTATAATACCGCATATATGCCTCACCAGATGTCTATTATTGACAATCAGTTAAATGGTGTTAATACTTTTGCGTTTAGGTTTTTGTTCACCTCCCCACAACCAGGTGATACAATCACAATTTATGGTGTTTATGATAATAGAATGTTGCCTTAATATATTTTATAATTGTAACCATAAAAAAAAGGGACTCAGAAATGAGTCCCCTTTTTTTATCAATAAATATAATTTATATTTTATTATAAAGGTTTGTCTTTGGATTGTATTTTAACCCCTTATTTCCACCATTAAATAAGTTCTCAATCAATTTATCATAAGTACGAACAATATCCATATTATCAGCGTGATAACGTTGTAGAACCTTATCATTTCTTTCATCATATGATTCAATATTCTTGTCGTGTTCTTTTAGGATATAATCAAGTTGTTTTGCCCCAGCAATGGTATCAGACCCTTCATAGTAATATCCAAGATCTTTACACATTGGTGCGTTATGTAAAACAGGATAACCTAAGAATACCGCATCCAAATATAAATAATTTAATGGGTTCAAAATCTGATGACAAATCAAGACATCCAAATGTTGGGTTAACATATATGCGGTTTGATATCTACTTTCAGCAGATATTTTACCGTCCTTATATAAGTCAAATGTGGCAATCATTGCCAAAAATTCCTTATGTGATTTAACTTTTTCAGAGTTTGTAATACGTAGTTTATCAATATGTTCCTTACCAATTTCACCACGATAACATTCTTCAGCAATCATAGTTGGAATCAAACTAAACTTAACGATATTCAAGTTAGGTTCCATAATACCCAAGATTTTTTTATCTTTTCCAATCTCGTATTGCCAAGACTTTTTATAAGTCCCACGTTTAAATCCTTTTTCAATATCGGTTACACTTTCAAGTAAAAACTTATGGTGCCAAATGAAAGGAACGATAAGGGCGTTTGTACGATATAAAGTATGGTAATACCCACGATTAACCTCATCTTGTTGGGGTATGTACCATATCTCATCATACTGTTCATCAAACTGATATGACTTAGTGGGATTCTCACCAAAAAGAATATTTTCCATTGCGATTACATAGTTATTACCACATTTATAAGCAATAATCTTTTTATGTTCACCTGATTTTTTAAATGAATCAATTTGGTGATTATGAATTTGAGCACCCATAACAACTAACATATCCATTTCCAAATACTTATCTTCAAAATAACTAACATCAATATCATTTAGATAAGATGGTTTAGTTGAGAAATCGGCCTTTAATGTATTCAATAAATGAATTTCATAATTCTTTTCGGAATTTTTTAACATATGAATCATCATTAAAACGTTTTGTTTGATTCCATTTGTCCATATTGATTCTTTGTTATCCTTTAAACCTAAAGTGATTCCGATTTTAATTTTTTCGGTGTTAAACCCTTTTTTTGTTGTTTTTTTAGCCATGTTTTTTAACAAATAATTCAATTAATTTATTTTTTTCTTCTTCAGTTTTTGCCATGTAGTATAACCATATAAAAGAAGCCTCAATACTTTTTAATTCATTTTTTTTCATTTCAATTAAAGCAATTAAAGTTCCCTTATCTTCAAAATCAATTTCAAAATCAATTGATAATTGATCACATATTATAAATAGTTCCATAAGATTATATTCATCCGCAGCAATTGTAGCATTCATATAAAGATTTATTAACTCTTCAGAATTTGTCTTATCAGGGTGTGTTTTTTTAACTATTTCCCTATATAATTTTTTTACTTTATCTTTAACTGATTTATCTACCGAGTCAGGTTCAATTTTTGGTTTTTTTGGTAGATTAACTTCTTCTTCCTTTTTTTCCGTTTTTGGTTCAGGATCGTTGTTAATACCAAGTTCGGATCTTAATTTTTGTGTTTTTTCTAAAAATTCAGGTCTATTCTCTGAGATAACTTCTTTTTTAAATTCATCATCTAATAGTAAAAAATTATACTCCTGTATTAACTTTTTAATTTCTAATCTTTTAAGTTTATCCTCCATCAATTATAAATATTAAACTTTAAGAGATATTTATAAGTAAATGGTTAATATGAAAATTTTTAAACACATAATACATTTATTACCTGTCGTAGGTCTTGGTATTGCTGGTTGTCTTTACCCTACTTGGATAAGAGATGGATACTTAGAGGATTGGTATCCAAGAATCGGAGCGTTCGTAGCAATTTATGGAGGTTTCGTCGGATCATTAATTTGGTATTTACAAAACAAAAAATATTTTTGATGGAATATATTGGATTTATATTATTTATATTGGCTGGTATGAGTGAAGGTGTTATGGATACCTTACAATTCCATTATAGTAATTCTATTTTTTATAGTTTAAAAAATAAATTATTTTGGAACCCCCAAATTTCTTGGCAAAATAAATATAAAAATGGAGACCCGACAGATGGCGCAAAATTTCCTTTATCAACAAATTTACTTGTTGGTTTAACAGATGCTTGGCATTTATTTAAACTTTTAAGAACGTTTTTTATATTTGCTGGAATATTTTTTATGTTTATGTCTTGTCAAACTCCATTCCATTGTTTAATGGATGTTATGATAGCAAGAATAATATTTGGAGTGTCGTTTAGTTTATCATACGATTATTTATTTAAATAATAACTATGGAATTTTTTATTACAAAGGACTCATTACTACCGGTTTTAAAAATGGACGTTGTAAAAGACGGGAGAACTGACATGCCAAAAAACTTCTATGAAAGTTTGGTTAACTCAAAAGTCAAATTCTCAATGAAAAGTGAGGAAAACGGAATACAAAAAATCTTCATGGAAGATGCTATTTTTGCTAGAAAAACAAAATCAAATCCCGACTCCAACAACGAATACTATGTTATTTATAAATGGAAAAACAGGGACACAAAAACCAAAGGTAGATACGTAGGTGAATTTTTAATAACATTAGAAAGTGGAGAGTTAATTTCACCAATTAGAGAAAATCTTTATATCAATATCATTTGACAAGGGTAAATTTTACCACTATATTTAAGAACGAAGGTAAATGTTACGATTAAGTAACAGCAAATACACCAAACTTAAATAAATAATTATGGTTCCACAAGAAGAGATTGAACGCTTTCTACTAGGCGAAGACGAAGAAAAATATATCGTAGCAATAGAATACGATTACAAATCAGATAAAATATTTAAAGTAATCCAAGATCCAATCAAAGGAAAACTCCTTAGAATGGATACATTTATACCTTTTGCTTGGGTTGGAGATCTAAAAAACAAAAACTTTTATAAAGGAAGTAAGGAACTTCAAAAAAAGGCAATGTCTGAAAACGGCATCCTTATTGAGAAATTGGAGGATCACGGAGATGAAAGATTAAAAACAGGATTGACCTTTATGGTTAAAACCACCAAATCATATTCAAACCTTGTTAACTTTTTTAAAGGTGGTGGACTTGATCCTTGGGGTAGAGACAACTCGGATGTTATATCCATTTTATCTCCAGTTGAACAATATTTAATTCAAAAAAACAAACGACTTTTTAAAGGTTTTGAAGAATACGATGAGATCCATAGATTTGTATTTGATATTGAGACCACAGGTTTGGATCCCAAGACAAGTAAAATATTCCTTATTGGAATGAAAGACAATCGTGGTTTTATCAAACTTTTATCTGCTCAAAATGAGCAAGAGGAAAAGAAAATGATTGTTGAGTTTTTTGAAACAATAGACCAATTAAAACCCTCACTTATTGGTGGTTATAACTCGGCATTCTTTGACTTCCCATTTATATTAAAAAGGGCCGAAATATTAAAACTTAATATTAAAAAAATTGCAAAAACTTTAAATCCCGATTATTCATTAAAACAAAAAGAAGGTATTCTAAAGTTAGCAAATGAAATGGAACCCTACACACAAACTCAAATGTGGGGGTACAACATTGTGGATATTGCACATGCCGTTCGTAGAGCACAAGCAATTAACTCCGATATTAAAAGTTGGTCATTGAAGTATATTACCAAATTCATTGAAGCAGAAAAAGAAAACCGTGTATATGTAGAAGGAGATAAGATCGGTAAAATTTATTTTGACAATGATGACTATTGGATGAATAAAGAGAATGGTAACTACAAAAGAGTTGGAATTGATTCAAAAGTTGATGAAATCTGTCAAAGAAGATCCGATATATATGATAAAACAACAGGATCTAAAATTATAGAGGGATACTTGGACGATGACCTTTATGAAACTATGGTTGTTGATGAACAGTTCAACCAAGCAAACTTTCTTCTTTCAAAACTTGTCCCTACAACATATGAAAGGCTTTCAACAATGGGTACTGCAACACTATGGAAAATGATTATGTGTTCATGGTCTTATAAACATAAACTATCAATACCTAGAAAGTTAGAAAAGAGAAAATTCACAGGAGGACTTTCAAGATTACTTCAAGTTGGATATTCAAGAAACGTATTAAAACTTGACTACTCTTCTCTTTATCCGTCAATTCAGCTCGTTCACGACGTGTTTCCTCAATGTGATGTGATGGGTGCAATGAAAAGTATGTTAAAGTATTTCCGTGATACTCGTATCAAATACAAAAATTTGGCGGGACAATACAAAAAATCAGACCCAAAACTTGCCGTATCATACGATAGAAAACAATTACCAATTAAGATCTTTATTAACGCATTTTTTGGTTCCCTTTCTGCCCCTCACGTATTTCCTTGGGGTGATATTGATATGGGTGAACAAATTACTTGTACAGGAAGACAATATCTTCGTCAGATGATTATGTTTTTTATGAAAAGAGGTTATATTCCGTTGGTGCTTGATACTGATGGTGTGAACTTTGAAACTCCATCTGACAGGAATGAATATACTTACGTAGGTAAAGGACTTAATGGTCTTGTAGAAGAAGGTAAAGTATATGTCGGTGAAGAGGCGGATGTTGCCGAATACAATGACTTATTTATGAGAAATGAAATGGGTCTTGACATTGATGGTGTATGGCCAGCAACAATTAATGTGGCTCGTAAAAACTACGCACTTTTAACAGATAAAGGTAAAGTAAAACTTACGGGTAATACCATCAAATCTAAAAAACTTCAAACATATGTTGCTGAATTTTTGGATACAGGACTTAGAATGTTATTGGATGGTAGAGGTAGTGAATTTTTAGATTTTTATTATGAGTATGTTGATAAGATCTATAATAAACAAATTCCTCTTGCAAAAATTGCAAACAAAGCTCGTGTTAAACAATCGGTAGAAGATTATAAAGTTCACGTTACAAAAAGGACAAAATCAGGTAATTTAATGTCCCGACAGGCACATATGGAACTTTTGTTAAAAGAAAATAAAACCGCAGGTCTTGGTGATACAATTTATTATGTAAATAATGGAACCAAAAAATCACACGGGGATGTTCAAAAGAAAAAAGATGAAATAATACTAAACTGTTATTTAGTTGATGACAAGGAGTTTGAGTTAAACCCAGATATCATTGGTGAATATAATGTTCCTAGAACTTTATCGGCATTTAACAAAAGAATTGAACCATTACTTGTTGTGTTTAATCCAGAAATTAGAAACGATATTATAATTGAGGATCCCAAAGATAGACCCATTTTTACGAAGTCACAAACAGAATTAACAAGGGGGTTCCCTTACAAAGAAAAAGATCAGGACGGATTAGATGAGTTATTAACTATATCAGACACTGAAATTGTTTTTTGGAAAAATGTTAATATTGACCCATATTATATGTATATTGACAACACGATTGAATTAGTTAATCACGAATATGTGGAAAAAAATAAAACTTTAATGCAAAATGTTAACACCTCTAATTATAGGTTATCAGACGACGATGCGTATGAATTTGATACCGATGGGGATTTAATGTCCTTAGCGTTAGATTAAATAGGTGTGAAAGGACTATTAAATGGTCTAAACCTCAACAGTTTATTTAGATTTTCTGCTTGTAGTCCTTTCATTTCCATTAACTTATCAGGTCTCAACCTTTCAAGACGCAATTTTAATTCTTCCCAAAGAATTGCCTTTTCGTCTTTTGCTTCAGTAAATAATGATTGGTAATCCATAGTTAATTCAGAATCTGGTGTTTTTAAATTACCACTATACTTTCCTCTAACTCTACCAAGAGCCTCTTTACAATATGCCACAAACCATCTTCTGACCCAAGTTTGTGCAGGGCTATTTAATTCGTCCCACCTCATCTCATCAATTGGAACATCAGAAGGTAATCTAACTATATCAGGGTTTTGTGCCAAACAAGTATCACGGTCATCGGTTTCATAATACCAATACCAAACCCTATACTGATGGAATTTAATCATACCAAAGTCAAATCTACCACCAGGAACATTCATTAAATGTACTGCTTTTTTTCCTTCAGGAAGTGCGGTTACTCTATACGTAAGATCTCCCGTTATGATTCTTCTTTTAATATTGATGTCTTGCATTCTTAAAAGAATGTCAAATGCTGGTGTGATAAAATAGTTTCCTGTTGTTCCCATTTGTGAAAAACCGGCACCACCACCAAGACCAATACCACCAAATCCACCAAATCCACCCATAAACGGATCAAAGTACGCAGCATCTAATTCAGGACGAGAAAACCATAAAAGTTCATTTATTTCTCTTCCTGCAGGTATTTCATATATTTGTTGTCCGGGAACCAAATCAATATAATCCTTTTTTAAAACAGAATCTCCACCTGCCTGCAGCCCCACAATTTTAGAATAAGCATATGTGTATTGGGTTTCCCAATCCATACTTCTTGTGGTAAATGCCCTTGTTAATGATTGTTCGTCCAAGTTCAATCCATTAAGGGACACCCATTGTGATTCTATTAACCAATCTTGTACGTATTGTGCATAATCTCCAATTGATAACTCAAGCATAGAGTCCATCATTTCATCCTCAAGTTCAACCGAACGAAGTGGTGCACCCAAAAGGTGTTTTACTCTTTTATAGAGTTTTGATCTTTCAGGTTCTGTAATTATTGATGTTGTTGGCATAAGATTTTTCTATATAAATATCTTTTGATATGTAAATAGTTTAGTTTGTCTTCTTTTTTGTTTGTCCCTCCAAACATTCATTAACAAATTCCCAATTTACAACCTTCCAAAAGTTATTCACATACTTGTCTCTTTCATTCTTATATTTTAAATAATAGGCATGTTCCCATAAATCTAACCCTAAAAGAGGAAACCCACCATTTGTTTCTGTATCCATAAGGGGGTTATCTTGGTTGGGGGTTGTCATAATTTTTAGTCTGCCGTTTTTTGTTAAAACAAGCCATACCCAACCAGATCCAAAATTACTTTTTGCGGATTCTTCAAACTTTTCTTTAAATTTATCAAATGAACCAAAAGATGACTCAATTTTTTTAAGTATTGACCCTGAAATTGTTTGTTTTTTAGGTGAAAGCATTCTCCAAAAAAGAGCGTGATTAAACGCACCCCCACCATTATTTTTTACCTTTTTATTATATTTTGAAATTCTTTTTATAATATCTTCAAGTTCAACATCGTCCCCTTTTATCTTTTCAAGTTCCTTATTTAACTTTTCAACATACCCTTTATAGTGTTTTGAATAGTGGGTTTTCATTGTTTCTGAATCAACAAATCTTTCAAGTGAATCATAACTATATGGAAGTTTTTCAACACTAATTGATTTTATTTCAGAAATAATTGATTTGTTAGAAATTAAATTGACCCCAATAGATTCTTGGATTAATTCAATTTTTTTTAAAAGTGGATCATAAACGGATTTCATAATATATAAATATATGAAAAGTTGATTATGATCTTTGGGATATTCTATTTAGGATTTCTTCTAATGTGTCTCCCATATCATCATCTATTTGATCACCCATAACAGTATTTATGATTTTTTTCTTTCTATTTAAAATATCATATATTGCACCTTCAATTGTGTTTTCAAATAATGGGTAATAAACAAGGACATTATTTTTTTGTCCATATCTATAAGCTCTATCTTCTGCTTGTGCGTGTTCAGCAGGAACAAATGATAAGTCATTCATAATAACAACCTCTGCCGATGTTAATGTTAGCCCAACTCCCGCAGCTTTTAAATTTCCAATAAAAACATTAATTTTATCGTTTTCTTGAAATTGATCAACGGCAAATTGTCTTTGTACTTTTGAACAACTACCATCCAAATAAACAGATGATTTTCCAAAATGATTATGAAGTAGTTGTAATGTTTCGGTAAAGTTTGTAAATATGATTACTTTTTTTCCTTGTTCAATAATATTTTCAGCAATTTCAATTGTATTATTTATTTTTTCATCTGCAATTACCTTTCTTACTTTCATTAGTTTTGAAAACTGAACGGTAAGCGATGATGATTCCTCACTTTTATTTTCATACCAATTAAAATACTCACCCATAAGGTCTTCGTATTCTTTTGATTTTAATCTTAAATAAATTGGGGTAATAATTTTATCAGGTAGATCTAACACGTCTTCTTTTAATCTCCTAAGAATTTGTTTTGAAGTTCTTTCTCTTAACTCATCAAGATTTGAGGCTCCTTGAACGTTCCAAACTTTTCTTTTTCCCGCATTAAATTGATAACCTTGACAATATCTAATGGCATATGCCATCCAGTTAGCGGCAACGGGGCTTTCAATAATATTTAAAATATTATAATAATTAATTGGTCTTGATGTCATTGGGGTTCCCGTCAATAACCAAACCCTTTCAATTTTTTTAACAAATGTATTTATGATTTTTGTTCTTTGAGCTTGCGGATTTGAGATCATATGCGCTTCATCAAGTATAACAAGATCAAAATTAGAAGTAGAAATTAAAGAATTGTCCTTATCTTTAATATCATAAAAGTTTTTTAATATATCGTAATTAATAATGGTAAATTCTTCGTCTGTTGAAAACTTTTTTCCTTCACATATATAAACACTTTTATCTGAATAGTTTTGTATTTCTCTTTGCCAGTTAATTTTAAGTGACGCTGGACATATAATTAAAATCTTTTTTGCTCCTGTTTCTAATGCTGCTATAATTGTGGAGGTCGTTTTCCCGAGCCCCATATCGTCTGCCAAAATAAATCTTTTTGACCCCGCAAGTTTTTCTATTGCTTCTTTTTGATGTGAAAGTGGAGGTCTATGATCGTATTTTGAATAATCAATATTAACTTTTTCTGTTGTGTGGGTTTTTATAATTGCCGTTTTTGGAAGCCAAAAATCATAAAGAGTTTGACCACTAAACATCTTACCCCAAATATGATAGGACTTATCTTTTTCAACCAAAAGTTTTTCAACATAAATTTCTTTTGGTTCCGTAGGTAGAAGTTTTTCCTCCATCAATTTTTTTGAAAAATAAGAATCAACTTCAACCCATTTTTTTGCAACTTTTGGTATTACGTTTTCGTAGTTAATTATGTATTCTGCTTGAGATCTTGTTATGACATAATTTTTATTTGTCAAACCTTTCTTTTTGATATTCAAAATATAATTGTTGGAACCTTCATAAGTTTCCAATATATTTTTTGCCCTAATTTCGGGTAAAGAATTTAAAGAGTCGGTGTCTTTACTCACAATATTTTTTTTATAATATAGTAAAATTTAATTAAAAAATCAATTATGATATTTATATTATATGACACAAAATAGAGTACCAATAACAAGATTAAATAAATTTTTCTCGGCGGAAGATTTTGATTTAGATATAAATATGGGCGAAGAGTGGCTTCACGGCGACATGAATTTTACCTTAGTCCTTTATAGAATTGATAGGCAGCGCACCGACTCTGACGATGTATATGGTGAAACGTCAAGTGATTCTATACAATTTTTACCTCCTGTTGAATTTAAAGGATACGTTCAAATTGAGGCTCCAACCAATGTTGATTACGGATCATCAAGATTATCACAAACAGAACCTGGTAACTTAAAAGTTGGGGTTTATCAAAAACAACTTGAAGAGTTGGGTATTGATATTAACTATGGTGATTATATCGGATACTATGAGACCGAAACAAGAGTTCGTTATTATAGTGTTGTTGATGATGGTCGTGTACTTAGTGATAATAAACACACATATGGAGGGTACAAACCATTTTATCGTTCAATTAACGCTGCCCCTGTTACAGATAATGAATTTAGAGGAATTTAATAATGGCACTTCCAAAAAAAGAAAAAAAATATTTACCACTTACACCAGTCAAAACTCTTTTAGAAAGAAGAGAAGAAATGGTTGATGAAATAATGGACGGAGGAACTTACCTACCAAAAGGGGTTTTACATGCAGATTTAGATAAAGGGATGCTTGATTTTGTTAAGGATTCTCTTAAAACGGTTGTTGAAGGAAAAGTTGTACCAAATATTGAAAGAATAATTACAAACCAAAATTGGGCTCAATTTGTTACCTCTTGGAACTTTCAGGATTTAGATAAAAACGTTTCATTACCATTTATCACTACCGTTAGAATGCCTGAAGTAAAATACGGAACAAACCCATCAACAAAATATAACATTCCTGATAGAAAAGAATTTTTATACGCGACAGTTCCAACTTGGGATGGACAAAGAAAGGGGGTTGATGTTTATAAAATACCTCAACCAGTTCCTGTAGATATTACTTACAATGTTAAATTTTTTGCAAATAGAATGAGAGAGATCAATGAGTTCAATAAAATTGTAATGCAAAAATTCACATCAAGACAAGCATATACACAAATAAAAGGAAACTATATTCCAATTATTTTAGAAGATGTTTCAGATGAGTCGGCAAAAGATCTTGAAAAAAGAAAGTATTATATTTCAAATTATAAGTTTTTAATGCAAGGTATTTTAATTGATGAAGAGGAATTTCAAGTATCTCCAGCAGTGACAAGACAAGTATCTATGTTTGAAGTTGATTTTAAAACAAAGGCAAGATATGCAAAAGGAGAACCCGCAAGACCTAACTTTTTTGATTTAAATATTAATTTTATTTCAGGAGTTACACAATTAAGTGAAGTGTTTAGATATACTGCAGATTTAAAAGTCAATTCAACTGACAATGTTGATTCATATTCTGTTTATATAAATAACAATTATGTTGGTGATGATTTTTCACCAATACAAGTAACTGATCATGATTTAGTAAGATTTGAAGTAGTGAAAATAGATAATAATCAGGAGGCGTTTATAAATACAACTGCATATCTTCAGTAGTTATTCTCCGTAGATGTCGGTTGTTTCTCTGCAAGATTCTTTAATTAAGGTTTCTAAAAACTTATAAATTTTTAATCCTTTTTTATCACAATACTTTTTAAGCTGATTATGGCTTTCTTCTGAAATCTTTATATTTTTAATTTTTTTCATATTAGATAAATAATTTAAAGGTGAGAAAAAAGGCAGAATTTTTTCATACTACCCATAAAATATATTTCTGGCGGTCAGTTTTTTACGTTTTTTGTAAGTATTTATAGTTAAAATAAAACTTAAAAGAACTTTTAAAAAATGGCATCAAGTAACAAAGTATTCGTTTCACCTGGAGTATACACTTCAGAGAGAGATTTAACATTTGTGGCACAAAGTGTAGGGGTTACAACATTAGGCATTGTTGGAGAAACTCTACAAGGACCGGCTTTCGAACCAATATTCATCAGAAACTTTGATGAATTCCAAGTTTATTTCGGGGGTACAAGTCCTGAGAAATTTGTTAACACTCAAATCCCAAAATATGAAGCAGCGTACATCGCTAAATCATATTTATCACAATCAAACCAATTATTCGTAACAAGAGTATTGGGCCTTTCAGGTTATGATGCGGGTCCATCATGGTCAATTAAAACCATAGGGAATATTGACCCAGCAACTTTAGGGGCAACAGGTAATACTGGTCCTGTGTATTTAAATTTTACAGGAACAACAGGTAATAGTGGTAATGTTACAATAACTACGGTTCCTACTGCGTTATCATCAGTGTTTTATCAAACATATGAAACTAACACTAACACAACATCGTCAATTGATTATGACTTTAAAGTTGCGATTTCAGAACAACTTAATTTGGTTGCAACATCTGCATCAACTTCAGCTACAACCTCTTATTTTTGGGGTTCAGTTAGTGGAGGAACTTTATCAGATATTACAGGAGATTCTTTAAATACTGTTACTACTTTGTCAAATGTTTTAAGTGTTGATAATGTTAATTTAACAAATGCAGATTTGTCATCATACAAAAATGATGCATGGTACTACTCATTATTTAACTACGCATCAGGAGATTATTCAGGTTTTGGTTTTGGAGCATCTTTATCATCAATATCAGCTATAACGGCATCTGTTTATTCAGGTTCAATGGCTGTTTATTTAACAAATTATTCAGGTACCTCATACTCTGAATACGATAATTTAGTGGTTGCCACCCTTAGATCGAGAGGTATTTCACAATATACTAGTTCTCAAAAAGGACCGGCTTATGAAGTAACGGGAACTTCTGATGTTGTTTTAGTAACTAATGGTGTTTATTCAGGAGTTTCCGAAAACCCACTTTCAACATTTGTGGTATCTGGGGTTTCTGCTGATGGAGACACATTTAATTTTGAAACAAGCCTTCAATCAACTGATGTAAATTCATTAACAAATGTATTTGGAAGATCTAACTTTGGAAAAGATAGAGAAGAAGTTCCGTTATTTGTTGAAGAATGTTACTACTCTTTATTACTAACAGGTTATAGAAATGGTAAAATTAGAGGTATAAATAATAGTTTAGTATCATTGCCGGGAGCAAGGTCTTTAGACGGTGATACTTTAGGTTTTTATCTTGAACAATATCAAACACCAGAAACACCTTATGTTGTATCTGAATTAAGAGGTAATAAAACTTACAATTTATTTAAGTTTAAACTTATTTCTGATGGTAATGCAGCTAACAGATTGGTTAAAATTTCAATTGCTAACATGTCATTCAATAATGGAACATTTGATGTGTTCATTAGAGATTATTTTGATACAGATAGAAATGTTGTTGTTCTTGAAAGTTTTACAAATTGTTCAATGGATCCAACATTAAACAATTATGTGGCAAATAAAATAGGTACATCTAATGGTGAATTTGCACTTAAATCTAAATTTATAATGTTAGATATGAGTGAAGATGCTCCGGCAGACGCACTACCTTGTGGATTTGAGGGGTACATATCAAGAGAATATGAAAATGACACACCTCCGTTTGTGGTTTACAAAACTAAATATTTAAAGGCTGGTGATGTGATTTATAACCCACCGTTCGGAGCATCTTCAGGGGGAGACAATACGGTTATCTCAAGTGGAGAAAATCCAAGATTTGCATATTTAGGTATTTCAAACATCACGGGTTATGACTCTGATTTCTTCCAATATAAAGGTAAACAATTACCTGCTAATCTTGGAACCGATACTGTAGGAATAGATTGGGGTTATGTTACTAAAGGTTTCCACCTTGATAGTGGGGCGACTGTTGTGACAATTATTTCAGGTCCGACATCAGGACAATCGGCTTATGAAGTAGGTGTTGGGTCATTTAGAACCGAACCATCGGAAACTGACGATCCTTATTACAAACTTAACACTCGTAAATTTACATTACTAGCTTACGGAGGGTTTGATGGATGGGATATTTATAGAGAATATAGAACTAACGATGACAGATTTATCTTAGGTGCTAGTGGTTTTAAGAATGGAGCTGAAGCGTCGATCACTTATCCTACAGCATCAGGATGGGGAGCGTTTAAACAAATTTCAGGACCTAACCAAGAAGTTTGGGCTAATACTGACTACTACGCTTACCTTTTTGGACAAAAAACATTGGCTAATCCTGAGGCAGTTAACATTAACGTATTTGTTACTCCTGGTATTGACTACGTAAATAACTCAAACCTTGTGGAAGAAGCGGTTACTATGATTGAAACTGATAGAGCTGATTCAATTTACATCTGTACTACACCTGACTTTGATTTATTCTCACCAACTTTAGATCCGGTATTAACTAACACAATCTACCCTCAAGAGGCTGTAGATAATTTAGAAGCAACAGGTTTAGATTCTAACTACACCGCAACTTACTATCCTTGGGTACTTACAAGAGATAGTGTAAATAATACTCAAATCTACTTACCGGCAACGGCTGAAGTGACAAGAAACTTAGCGTTAACTGACAACATCGCATTCCCTTGGTTCGCATCAGCGGGTTACACAAGAGGTATTGTGAATTCAATTAAAGCACGTAAAACTTTAACTCAAGAAGATAGAGACACCCTTTACAAAGGAAGAATCAATCCAATTGCGACTTTTAACGATGTGGGTACAGTAATTTGGGGTAACAAAACTCTTCAAGTTAGACAATCGGCACTTGATAGAATCAATGTTAGAAGATTGTTGTTACAAGCTCGTAAATTGATTTCAGCAGTTGCAGTTAGATTATTGTTTGAACAAAACGACAATAAAGTAAGACAAGATTTCTTGGATTCAGTTAACCCAATCTTAGATTCAATCAGAAGAGATAGAGGTTTAATTGATTTCCGTGTGACAGTTTCAAACACACCTGAGGATCTTGACTCAAACACTCTTACAGGTAAAATATTCTTGAAACCGACAAGAGCACTTGAATTTATTGACATAGAGTTCATCATTACTCCAACAGGGGCATCGTTTGATAACATCTAATAATAAAAATGTGGGGGTAGGAAACTATCCCCACTTATATTTATAAAATAAAAGTTATGAAAATTACAAAAAAATTAATTAAAGAATCTTTGGGTTATAAAAATGAGGGTAAAAAATCATACTCTGAAAAAAAACAAAACATTATTATAACTGAAAAACAACTTGAAAAACTTTTAGAATATTATAAGAAATAATTATGAATTTAAAAAGACTAATTAGAAACGAAGTATTCAAGATTGTTAAAGAAGGTATTTCTGAAGAAGGAGTTCCTGATTTAAAATATTATGCTTTTGACTGGGACGACAATATTTTATTTATGCCGACAACAATTATTGTTTTAGACGATAATGATGATGAGGTAAAAATGAGTACAGAAGATTTTGCTGAATATAGAGGTCAAATCGGTAATGAAAATTTTGAATATAAAGGTAAAACTATTGTTGGTTACGCAAATAATCCTTATCGTAATTTTACAGTAGAGGGTGATAAAAACTTTTTAACTGATTGTATGTTAGCAAAAACAGGTCCGTCTTGGGGAGATTTTGTCGAATGTATAAACGGAGGATCAATTTTTGCAATAATTACAGCAAGAGGACATTCTCCCGAAGTGATGAAAGAAGCAACATATAATCTCATTATAAGCAATCATCAAGGAATTGATTCAAAAAGATGTGTTGAAAACTTAAAAAAATATATTGAACTTATAATGGATCAAGACGCAAGTGGTCTTTCAGATAAGGAAGTGATAGATGACTATTTAGAACTTTGTTATTTTGCTCCTGTTACAAATCCTGGTTTTGGAGGCGGTTCAGCATCAAATCCCGAAGAAGGGAAAATAATCGCTTTAAGATCGTTCATTTCGTATTGTAAAGAACTTTCAAATGAGATTGGAGTAAAAGGATTATTCAAAAATGATATGTTAAATAAAGAACCAAAAATTGGGTTTTCAGACGATGACCCAAGAAACATAGAAAAGATATCGGGGTTTTTAGAAAAAGAATATCCAGAAAAACCAGTAGATATATATTTAACTAAAGGAGGAGAAAAAAGAAAAGTTAATTAATATAATTATTTTCTAGTTTATATATAATATATAATTTTTAAAAACTAGAAAGTAAATAGAAAAAAATTAAACGAACTAATATTTATAAATAAAATAAAATTTTTTAAAACAAATAGACATGGCTGACTTATTAATGAAAATGCCTTTACAGTACGAACCTAAAAGACAAAACAGGTTTATACTTTCTTTCCCAAATTCACTTGGGATTAACTCTTGGTATGTTGAATCAACTACTAGGCCTAAAATTAAAATCGCTGAAGTTCCAATTCCATTTTTAAATACTGAAACTTATGTTGCTGGCAAATTCAATTGGGAGCCAATGGATGTTACTTTCCGTGATCCAATTGGTCCTTCTGCGTCTCAAGCACTTATGGAATGGGTTCGTTTACATGCTGAATCTGTTACAGGTCGTATGGGTTATGCTGCAGGATACAAAAAAGACCTCACACTTGAAATGTTAGACCCAACAGGTGTGGCCGTTGAAAAGTGGTTACTTATTGGTACATTTTTAACTGGTGTTGATTTTGACTCTTTAAGTTATGACTCAGATAAGTTAGTTACCGTTAAGGCAACACTTAGACCTGATAGATGTATTTTGGTATACTAAAATAAAATTAAATATTCAAGAGAATCCTACAGAAATGTGGGATTTTTTTATTTACATACCTTTTAATTAAATTATTTTTAAAATAAAAACTATGAGCGACGCAGCAATTTATGGACAAGAAATGTTTTCATTACCACATGATGTGGTGGTATTACCATCAAAAGGTAAGTTTTATACACAAAAAAAAGAATCAATAAAAGTTGGTTATTTAACAGCGCAAGATGAAAATATACTCCTTTCACCTAACCAAACAAAAGACGGACTTATTAATACTCTTTTAAGAAATAAAATTTATGAACCGGGTTTTGACATAAACCAACTTATTGATGTTGACGTACAAGCAGTACTTATATTTTTAAGAAACACATCTTTTGGTCCTGAATATAATTTTAAAATAAAAGATCCCTCAACAGGAAGAGATTTTGAACAAGTTATTTTGTTAGAACAATTAAGTTATGTGGAACCTGAAATTGAACCTACCGAAGACGGACTTTTTACTTTTTCACTACCAAAAAGTAATGTACAAGTAAAATGTAAAATTTTAAATTTAGGGGACCAAAAAGAGTTGGATAAATTAAAAGACTTTTATCCTCCAAATATGACAATTCCTGTTGTTACAAAAAAATTAGAAAAACAAATTGTAGAATTGGATGGTAGTAGAGATAGAGAAAAAATAGCACAGTTCATATCACAAATGCCAATTGCAGATTCAAAACACATAAGAAACACCCTTACTAAATGTGAGCCAAGATTAGATTTAGAAAGAACAATTATAGCCCCGTCAGGAGAAAAGGTAACTATTGATGTTTCCTTTGGGGCTGAATTTTTTCGTCCTTTCTTTTGAGTATAAGAAAATACTTTTGGACGAAATTTATTATTTATCAAAATATGCGAATTTTTCATATTCCGATATTTTGAATATACCAACCTACGAAAGAAAATACTTTGTTGATAAGCTTGTTGAAGAGTTTTCCAAAAAATAAGGTTTCATTCTATTTATAAAATAAAATAATTATTATGATGTTTTTACAATCAACACCGTCCTCTGCCGGTTTTGGAACCGATGAAACTGGTGAAAATTTAGGTCTTTCACAATGGGTTACAGACACAAAAGAGGCTATAAAAGATGCCTTTAGTATTGATCGTTTTGTAACCTTTTTTTCTAAACTTGAAGATACTGCGATTAAAACTAACAGAACTGTTTCTGCAGGATTTAAAGATTACGGGGTACAAATGGAAAAATCAATGTACAACGTTTTTATTGCTACCCAAAGTATTGGAGGTGAAATAACAGATACTAGTGATTATTTATCTTCTTTAGCTGCTACAATGGGAACTTTACCGTCAATTCAAGAAGATGTTATTACAAATGCAATTTCATTTTCAAAATTAAGTGGGATGGCATTGAAAGATGTTGCTCAGTATGTTGGAGAATATACCCATATTGGTTTAGGTCAAAAAGATGCATTAGATAGATTAAATAAAATTTATACAAATGCGAAAAAATTCGGAGTGGACGCTAATAAATTAACTAAATCGGTAAATGAGAATTTATTAAAATCAAATTCTTACGGATTCAAAGGGGGTGTTGAAGGTCTTACTAAAATGGCAATTCAGGCACAAAAATTAGGAATGTCTATGAGTAGTGTATTTCAAATTGCTGATAAGGCCTTAGACCCTGAAAAGGCGATTGAAATGGCAGCAGAAATGCAAATGTTAGGTGGTAACGTTGGGGCGTTGGCGGACCCATTTAGGTTAATGTATTTAGCGCAAAACGATGTAAAAGGATTACAAGATGAATTTGTAAAGGCCGCTGAATCATCTGCAATATTTAACGAACAAACGGGGGAGTTTCAAATAACGGGGGAACAAATGAGAAGGTTAAGGGCACAGGCAGAACAACTTGGTGTTTCTTATGATGAAATTGCGGAAACGGCGATAAGAGCAAAAAAGGAACAAATGGTGATGTCAAAAGTACCGATGAATTTAAAAGTATCTGACGAAACAAAAGGAATAATTTCAAGCTTAGCCGAAATTAAAGGAGGTAAAGTACAAATTCAAATACCGGGAACTCAAAATATGGTTGATGTTGCAAACCTTACTCAAAATCAAATAAAAGAGATTGAGCAGATGGGTGTTGATGCAAAAACTGCCGAAACAAAAGGGGCTACGGACCTATTAGGTACTGCAAGGGCACAATTATCAGCGGCAGAAAAGCAAACAGTTGCAATGAATCAGATGAGAGACGCTGTGGTGACAATGACAGGAGCGTTTACCACTGGAAAAAATATTTTAGATTATGCTGCTAGTTTAGCTAAGGCTGCCGGTGGTAAAGGTAACGACGAAGGTGTTGGTGTTATACAAGATGAAGCTAATAAATTAGGTGTGTTGGGTAAATTAGATACAGGGCTGGCAAATACTGTCGCAGGAATGAAACAATATATTGCAGACCCTATGGAGGGGTTACGTAAAGACCTTAATAAATTGAGTCAAAGTATGAGTGGGAAATCAAACACGGACTTTAAAATTCATGATGCTACTTTTCCTTCGGGAGGAGCTCCTACTGTTATGTCAGAAGGTAAAGTGTATAAAGGTATTGTTGGGGATCAAGTGATTGTTGGTACTGAATTAGATAAAGCGTTTAAAATTTCACAAGAACAAATGCAAAAGGCTAAAGATATCGCAAACGCTCTTGGAACTAATTTGGAATATATGGGAAATCCATTTTCTATGATGGCAAATGCTACCGTACAAAATAAAATGGGATCTCCGACATCAAAACTTCAAGAAATGTCAACAACAACAAATAACAATATTAATATAAGTGGAGGTGCAAATGTAAGCGGATCGGTTGAAGTTAAAGTTAATGGAAGTGGAATAAATATGGACGACCCAAAACTATCATCTTTGATTACCGCAAAAGTTTCGGCAATGATTGAAGAAAGATTAAGTAAAGGTTGGAATCAAAAACAAGGTAACGTTGTATCTTAATAAAAAAAACCTAAAACCCGCTATTTATATAAAAAATATAAATTGAATGGAAAGCCCATTATCGTTTGACTCGTCAGAGAATTTTAGAAAAAAATTATTAGTAAGAAATCTTAAACCTTACAGTGTAGATCAATCTTTTAATTCTTCTGATGTACCTGGAATTAGTGACATTACACTAATTGATTATTCAGTTATTGATTCACCATCAATAGATGAAATAGGTCAAAAACAAGAAGGCATACTTTATGTACAAAATCAATATGCACCAAATGATCAAAAAGAACTTTATGGGAATGTTGTAAACATCAACTTAAATCAAAATACAAAATCTAATGATGGAATATATGATTTTTCTAAAACAATAGGAAGTCAGTTAGAAACAAGAGGTAATAGTCAAGAAATGTTACTTTATGTTAATAATTTATATGGACCAAATGGTGACGATAAATTTGGTAATACAGTTAACATAAATGAAAATTTACAAACAAATGGTAATTTAGGTGAGTACAATTTAAATTTTACAAACCAAAGTAAATTAGAACTTTTTGGAAATCAACAAGAAATATTTTTATATACCAATAATATTTATGGTCCACAAAATAATAATAGTTATGGAGAAACCGTAGATATAAATCAAAATTTACAATTAACAACTAATGTCGGTGAATATGATTTTACTGATAGTATTGGAAGTAAATTAGAATCAATTGGTAATTTTCAAGAACAAGTATTATATACAAATAACATTTATGGTCCTTCAGATAACACAAGTTATGGTGACTCAGTAAATATTAATCAAAACAAACAATTTACGGCGAATGTTGGTGAATACGGACCTACAACAGGTACCAATCCAAAAACAACAGATCAATCAAGAAATGATTCATATGTTTTAAACGAATATGGTCCTGAAGATAATGATGGTTATGGTACTGACATAAACCCAGTCATTGAATCAAACCTACAAACAACTTCAAATAGAGGTTTTTATGATAGTAATATTGGTTTATATGGTGATGATTTATCTTTAACTTTAACGCCAACACCAAAAACACCAAGTCAATATAGAGATGACCTTTACGTAGTAAACGAATATGGTCCTGACAATATTGATGGTTATGGTTTTGATGTAAATCCAAGATTTGGTGCAAACCTACAAACAACATCAAATCAAGGACCATATAATGAAGGTGCTAGTTCAGGTCCCGAATTAACTAGTGACCAATCAAGAACATTTGCATATGTTAAAAATGAGTATGGACCAGAATCTGACAATGGATACGGGGATCAAATAAATTCAATCATTGACACCAATTTACAAACAACATCAAATCAAGGAGAATATGATTATGTTTTATCACCTTTACCTTTAACTTCTACACAATCACAAGCAGAAGCATATGGTGATAACAAATATGTTAATGGTGATGGTAGTTATGAAGAAGTGACCATTTCAGATTTAACTGAAATTATTGAAAGAACATTCTTACCATATGCTGAAAGTGAAACAACATTCATTTTTGTCCCTTCCATTTACACTCCTTTTGAAATATTAGAAAAACAAAACCCACAAGGAAGTGATGGATCGTTGTCACAAGATTCAAGTTTGGCACAATTAGGTGCTGAAAGATTACAAAAAGAATTTAAAGCAAGAGTTGCGTTAGAACTATTACAACAAACAGTAAATAGAGTTAATGCGTTTGATACGTCAATTAATACCGATACAGGAAATGTGTCTGTAAAACCAAATACTGATCCATTTAACGTGATTGGTATTGTTTCTGGAAATATTCCATTACTTGCAAGAGATTTTACAGTAACAAGACCTGATTTATTTTTAGGTCAGGGTATTAACTTCGCAGCTAAATTGGCGGGTCTTTATTCTCCATATTCTTACATTCCGGGAGAATATTTTGATTACCCTAAAAAAAGATTGGTAAATCAAGCACTTGAAAATCCTATTGGTGCCGCAACACAGGCAATAGCTGGATTAGTAAATAAAGTTACAAGTTTAAATATTGAAAATGGTTCTGAATTGTTTTTGGCAAATACGTCACAGGCGACAAGTGATTTATTATTTGAACAACTATCATATAACCCGTATAGACCAGATTATAGAGGTAATTCATTAAGAGATCCTAATTTATTGGCACCAAAACCAATATATTATATTGGTGATAGAAAATCACTTCTTAAAAGTATAACACCAATAAATCAACAACCTGAAAACAGATTTGGAGATATTACTGATGCTGCGGTTTTTGGACACGGAGGGTTAGGTACTGATTATGAAACTTATAAAGAAAGAAGTGTTGGTAAAAACTTTTTATTTGGTTTAAATTCAAGAGGTTATTATGATGGGGCAAATAACCCAAATGGTACGGATGCCGGAACTATATATGGTGGGTTTACTTGGGGTTCGTCAGATAGTGGTACGATTGGTAAAAAAATAGGATATAACAACGAGGTTTATGGAGAGGCAGGTCAAGATGAGGTTTTACTTTCAGGTCTTAGAGGAACTTTAGCTGGTGATTACGGTAGTTTTAGACCCGACTCAATATTAGACGTTACAAATAAATTAGTTTTAAAATCCGAAGAAGCGAGCGGTCTTTACAAACAAAGACACGTAGGTAATGCTATTAGTCAAGTAAGTAAAGTTTTTAATGACGGAAATATAGAATTAACAAAAGGATCAAGAGTTATTAGATATTCAACACCTACTTCAAAAAATAGTGAAAACGCAAATGATGTTGTTGGGTATGAGTATTGTCGAGTATTTACAAAAGATAACCCATATTACCTATATAGTAATTTACAAAAAACGGCAAAAAATATTAGAGGATTTGACAATTCAGTTTTAACTAACACATATAATTTAAATATTGCACCGACTTCCGACTTTAATTCATCAACGATTGATTATGCCAATAGAAAAGTAAAAAAGTATATGTTTTCACTTGAAAATTTAGCATGGAGAACATCTAATAGTCCTGGATTTACCGTTGAAGATTTGCCAGTTTCAGAAATAGGTCCAAATGGTGGAAGGATTATGTGGTTTCCTCCGTATGATTTAACTTTTAGTGAAGACGTTAAAACCAATTGGACCGATCACACATTCTTAGGTAGAACAGAACCTATATATACATATGGTAGTACATCAAGATCAGGAAGTATAGGTTTTAAGATTTTAGTCGATCACCCATCTATTTTAAATACAATAGTTAAAAAAGAATTAGCGAAGACATCACCTGAATCTAAATTAACAAAAGTTGTAGATTCATTTTTTGCGGGATGTACTCAATACGATATATACGATTTACTTAAAAAGTTTGCTGAATTTTCAATAAGTGATGTTTATGCGGTTAGACAAGAGTTAGGTGATATCGCATCTGGTGCCGGTGTTCCTGAAACGACACAAGAAACAAAATCAGGTGATTTTTCAGTATATTTTAATAAGGTTTCTTTATTTTTTGATAACAATTCACCTACAGATGATACAACAAGTTATGATACTTTATTGACTGAGTATAAAAATAAAATTGATGGGGAATATCAAACAAGATGTAAAAATATTTTTATAAACTATAGTAATAAAGATTACGAAGCGGATATCGTGGCTCAAAAACAAGATGTTAACTTTTTTGAAGATACTATTGATGCAACGGTTGCGGGTATAAATGATTTTAAAAAATATATAGAAAGTAATTACGATACTTTTAACACTAAACTTTTAAAAGATATTAAGGGCTTTTTAAAACAAAAAGAAGGTAATGAACTAACTTTAGAAGTTAAAGGTAATGCATTACCATATCTTTCAAAAAGTGATAATAAAAAGTTGTCAGAAAAAAGATTTAACTCACTAAAAGAATATCTTAAAAAAGACAAAGATATTGGAAAATTAGTTGATAAACAATTTATAATTGTCGATAAGTCAGATGGAAAACCAATATTTTCATTAAACAACGAAAATAATTATGATAAGATAGATTGTAATACTCCGTTTAAAGGTCAAGATGCCGATAAAGAAACTGGGGTTTATTCTGTAAATGCGATGTTTTGTAGATCACTACAGATAACAAATATTTTATTAAAAGAAAACAACAAACCAAACGGAGATAATCCCGATAGTGAAAATACAAGTACACTACCTGAAAATGGAATAGAACAAAAAGAAGGTACCGAAACGACACCTCAAGAAATTAAACCACAAATACCACCAAACACTAGAAAAGACATTGTTAAAAGGTTATTAAGAAAATTATTAAAAGAATCTGATTATTTTGAAATGATTCAAGAAAATGAACCAATGTTGTATGATGGCATAAAACAAAAACTTAGGCATTTTGATCCCGCGTTTCACTCAATGACACCTGAAGGATTAAACTCAAGGCTTACATTTTTACAACAATGTATGAGACCTGGAGATACCATACCAACCGTTAAAAATGTTGAAGGAGAAACGACCAAACTTGATTATAGTGATGCTTTCAATAGTGCGTTTGGATCCCCTCCAATTTGTATTTTAAGGATTGGTGATTTTTATCATACAAAAATTGTTATAGATAGTTTAGGGTTTACATATGATGATGTTGCTTTTGATTTAAATCCAGAAGGGATTGGAGTACAGCCAATGATTGTTGATGTAAAAATGAGTTTTAATTTCATTGGTGGACAAGGGTTAAGAGAGCCAATAGAAAAATTACAAAACGCTTTAAGTTTTAATTATTATGCAAATACAGAAATGTATGATGAAAGAGCAGATGAAACAGAACCTGTAAGTGATAAATTAACTGCTGAACTTATTGCTTTAGGTCAAGAGGCTCTTGGAATTAGAACAAATACCACAACAAAACCAAATACGGATGGTGGAGATCCTATTGGTACTATTGTAAATCAAATTGTAGATCCAAATAATGGTGCAGTTACAGGGGACATCTTTTATGAAAAACCTTTCAACGATTACGTTAACACAACTAAAAATTATTTTGAATCTGTAATCGATGGATTGTCACAAATAAATAATGATTTTTTATATGGTGGATTAATATTGGCAACAAAAGAAAGAAATTATGTTGAGGGTACAATTAGAGGTGGAGGTACAGGAGCAACCGAAACTAAACTATTTGGTCACAATGTAAACTTACAACAAAAAGTTGATACTCTATTTGAAAAAACAAATAAAGACGTGAAAGATGATGTTTCACCTTTACTTGAAGATATAAATACTAAAAACTTTAAAAATTCTGATATTCGTGACTATAAGAAAAAAATAGAAGAGTTGTTAAATACAAAACAACAAGATTATTTATCAAATTTAAAAAAATCACTTCTTAAATCAGACCAAGAACAATTAAATCTTATAAAATTAATAGATAAATTAAGTTTTGTTTCTGGAGATAAAGATGGTTATAAAACAAGTAAAGGGGTTGCTGTTATTTATCAAATATCAGGAAAAACAGAAGGGGGTACAACAAACACTTTAGTTGATTATAAAAAAGATATGGATACCATAATTGGGGATACCCAAAAATTTTATAGCACACTATACAAATATAAATTGATACCATCAGGTACAACTGAAGAGTATAATGAAAATTTTGATTTTGAAATACCTTTCTTTCCTTATACTAATGTTGATACAACAAAACCGGTAGAAAATAGATTATATATGACATTAGGGGTTGATATTATAGACAAAAAAATTGATGTGATAAATAATTTATATTCTTCTGTTGAAAATTCAGATAATAGTGCCGATTGGAAACTATATATTGAAAATACGGTAAATAAATTAAGTACAAAATATATTAAATGTAGTAGTGATTTTGCAATTTCTAATAATAAATTTATAAATGACGAATTTATTTTATCGATTAAAACAAATTATAGAAAAGATTTAACAAGTAAGAAAAGGACTATGAATTATTCTGTTCAAACACCGACAAACACAACGGACGGAAATAATTTAATTAAATTATACCAAGCAAAAGGGGAGAATGGTCCTAAATATAATTTTGTAAAAGATTTTAGAGGATAGTATTATGCAGTATTATGATAGATATGGGAATTTTTTAATAAATGGGCAACAAAGTGTTGTCCCTTATGTAACGTTACCATTAAAAGCCACAGACCAAAGATATGTATATCGAACTAATAGAAGTCGATTAGACAAAATAAGTTTTGAAAAATACGGAACACCATCATTTGGGTGGTTAATTTTACAGGCCAATCCAATTTATGGTGGATTAGAAAGTAATATACCTGATGGAACAAATTTAATTATACCATTTCCTTTAATCTCTTCTCTTCAAGACTACAAATCGGCAATAGATAACTATATATTTTATTATGGCAGGTAAGATTCAAACAAAAAATGTATACGTAGATACTGAATATGATAATATAATCATTATAGATCCAAATCTAATTAGAGAGGCTGATGGGTCACCATCAAAAAGATTAGTTGATCACGAAGATTTAGTTTACTATGCGAATTTAGAAACCAAAGTGGTTCCTAGAACTAAATTTGCGGCTGGAGAAGATTTAGAGCTGGTTAATACCGGTATTGCAAGTTTTATTGGAGGTAATTCTAACGAGTCATTAAATTTTTTACAACCAAAAAAAAATTTAGGAGAAAACGAAAGAAATTATTTTGACACTAGTTGGTCTGATCAGTTAACGGGAAAAGGATCAAGAAATCAACAAGGGGCTAATCAAACGGTTTCCAACACGTCATTTAATGATGTTACCGATGCGTTAGGAAATAAAACAATAAAAGAAAAAACAACTCGTACTGTTGCAAATTATAAAGACACACAAACTTTAGGTATAAAGTCAATAAAAGTAACCGTAAATGCCGCTGGAGTACCAAGTGTCGATATGACTTTAGTTGATATACAAGGTAGAACTCTTTTTGAACAAGGAGAAAATTCACTATATTCAGTATTTTTTAATTTACCATATCCTGCGTTTTATTTAACCCTTAAAGGTTATTATGGTAAGGCAATTAGATACCAACTGGCATTAATATCATTTAATGCTAAATTAGATTCAAGTAACGGAAATTTTGATATAAGTTTAAAACTTATAGGTAGACCAAGTGCTCTTTTATTTGACACACTTTTAACTTATGGTAAAACTTTACCAAAAATGTATAAAAAAGAAATTGTTCAAAATGGGAAAACTTTCACAAGTGACCAAGTTGGTACTGGATCACAAGGTCAAAGAAATGTAGATTACAGCCTTGGACGACAATATTTAGAATCAACGTATGCATATTACGAGTCAAAAGGATTAATACCTGAAGGTTTCCCAAGATTGGGTATAGAAGATTTTACAATGAAAGTAGAGTCTTTTAGTGAGTGGTTAAAACAAGAAACGGGTAAAGGTAATTTTAATGTTTTATCCGATGTTTATAAATTTAGAACTGATCTTTTAGGTTTAAAAACTGAAGTATATGACTTAGCTATATCAAAATATTTGGATTTAAATAATCCTTTTGTTATAAACGACGAAATATATTATCCATTTCTTAGTGGTATCAATGAGACAACACAAAAGGCGTTTAATTCTCAAGTTAGAAGTGCAATCACACAATATAAGGCAGATTTAGAAGCAAACCCATCACTTGGGAAAGGTGGAGTAATCCAAGTTTATAAAGATCCGAAAAAGGTAAATAGTACACCAACAAGAATTGGAGAAATAAAAATAACAATTGATGATGATATCATACAAGAAAGAGAATTTTCAACAGCACCTTTAACACAAAAAGATTATGAACAAACATATACCCAAAGATTTGGAAAAAACCCAAGTGAAAACCCAAATGATTTTAGTGAGTTTGTAATAAATCTTACAAATCAAATACAAGCGGTTGGATACAAAATTGAAAACGGAAAATTAGTGGCTAAACCTTTTTATTTTTACAAATACGGAACAAAAGATAAGTTTGGCAACCTATTAGTTGAAACACCAAAACCCGGATTTTTAAAAAAATGGAAGGACATTAATGCAGAACTTGATATAAAAGAAATAGAAATAGAAGAAGAACTAGGTACTTTTATAGCCAAAACGGCTTCTGTTGACACAACAAACGGTTTAGGGTTTGTTCCGTCCATAAGAAATATTTTTGCAGTTTTATTTGCCGGAGTTGATTCTTTTTATCGTTTAATGGATAAAACACATAGGGATGCTTGGAATTTAAGGGAAAACGCAAAAAGATTAGAAACAATACAAGAAGGAAAAAGTAAATTCATAGGTAACGATAGAATTATTTATCCTTGGCCATTATATTATGCCGAAGAGTTTGATTCGAAAAATAATAAAAAATCATATGTAGTACAATATATTGGAGACCCAAAATACACAAGTTTAACTAACGGTACTAACTACACGGTATGGCCTGAGGTAGAATTTACCGAAGAGTTTTTAACCGGTATGGCTAGTAAACTTGTAAGTAAACCATCAAATGCTGGTAACCCAACAACAGTAGTTAAAAAAAATCAAGTAAATTCAATTTACAATAAAGATTTTGCGTATCCTACAAACACTACCGCAAACTTTTTAACTGAATTTTTAGAAAGATCATATATAAATGCACATTACGGGAAATTCAACTCAGACAAGTTACAAAATATTATTAAAATTCAAATGGCTGATTTGGAGGGTGAAAACATAAAAGAAAGTGTTAATGGAGATTTTGAAATAATTGATTTTTTTCAAAACCAAGTAAAAAATGCTTCCGATTTTTATACGTTTATGGAAAGAACTTTTCCAAATAGTACGTGGTTCAGGTATAAAAATAATATTTTCTCAACAAATTATTTAGTTAATCAATTAAGTACTGGAGGTACTCAAACAATATTAAGTACCGATTATATTAGTTCTATAACGGTAGATACTACTGCCGATTTAAGAGATAAAGTTTCTGAATATTTAGAAGACACTATTTCAAATGAAAAATCATTATTGGACCTATATCCATTTACCGAAAATAGTTGGATGATAAAAAACATGGGTAATAGTGTTGTTGGTGGGTTTAAAGAGACAACAAAAATTTACACAATAGAGGATAATATAGAAAAAATAATCAGAGACAGTAAAGATAAAAACGGAAACGAAATAAACCTTATTACTAATAGTAGGGTATTTGTAAACGCACTAAATAATATATCAAACCCAACAAATGGTGGGGAAGTTGCAGTTAAGGATGCTCAGTCATTAAAACAATTTTTTGATAATAGAGTTACTGATGTTGAGCAAAGAGATTTCTTTTTAACTGAGTCAGTAATAAATTATGGTGCATCATATAGTGGTCAGGTTCAAACAAAAAAACAAACAAATACAATATTAAATACGCCATATTTTGTTAATGCGATAAGTAAAGGGGTTGAGTTAGAAAAAATTAGCGGTGATACTCCATATGCAACTTTAGGTTATTTATTTCTTAATTCTTTACCACTTATAACAACAAGAGAAAGATTAAAAAATAGAGTATTAGGTGACCAAGAAGATTTAGATTATTTATCTACATCATTTAATAAAATATCAGCTTACCATAAATTACCATATGCTTGGGTTTTAAAATATGGATCAATTTGGCATAGATATAAAAGATACGTTGAAGATCAAGTTGATATTTTAGACGACGTATGGAAAGATTTGGATTATGCAAAAAATTATGACCCAATAACAAATGATAAAACAAAAACATATCAATTAAAGTTAACCAGTTTAACAGGCACAAGTAGTGTAATGTTACAAAACATTATAACACCACCAATTCCGTTGTCTAATACGAACAATTATAATGTGGGGTTTTATCCAAAAATTATTAACGATGTTTATTATTACTTTTCTAAAAAAGATCTTTTTGTTGACCCTACAACAAAAAAATTTGACGTTACAGATGCAACAATACTTTCTGCTCAGAATGACAAAAATTTAGAAATAAATAAAAATAGTAAGTCATCATATTTAATTGCGCCTTTAGATGTTAATGGAAATCAACAATATTTGGTTAATACATTTTACTCCACGATGAGAGTAAATGGTAATACAGATTTACCATTTTACACTGAAGATTTAACTTTACTATTCCCGTCTATGGGGTCATTTGGAATTAATTTTACAGGTAACACATCATTCAATCAATCACTGTTTGAATGTTTTGACGATCAAAAGAAAAATAAAATTTCTTTAACAGATAATCCGGCATTTTATAATGGAACCGTAAGGTCGCTATGGAAAGGACCAAATTTTGGTTATTTTGATAATAGTAATATTAAAAAACCACAACCATATGAGTACATGAAAAAAGTCAAATCGTTGGTTGAAATACAAAGTTCTTATGATTTATTAAATTACGACGAAGATTATTCTACAATTGAAGAAATATTTGGAATTTTTAATAAAGAAACATTGGATTTGTTTGAAAAGTATTTTTTATTATTTGTTTCACCTGTCGCATCTAACGAAGGTATTGTATTAGAAAACGAATTGTTTGGAGCTACATTAGAGAGTCCACCTGTAAATATCCCCGTTCAGTCAAGAAGATTATTTTATTATATGAAATCATTGTTCTGTGTGGAACAAATAGGTTCTGATTACACAAATAGACAAATGGAGACATTCACTTCAAATATACTGTTTTTATTTCAAAACGTATTATTTAGAAATGGAAATCCAGGAAACTTTAACAGAAAATTGTTTAATGACTTTTCAGAATCAACAAATTATGCAACACAGGCTGAATTTTTAAAAACAACACCTGATCCGTATTTAAATAACTTACCGCCAAGTATAACAATACAAACATCTAAATCGTCATACCCCGATGAATGGAAAACCCTTCAACTATATGTTGGGTTTTCAACTATTAATAATATGTCCTATAGTGCTCAATCATATATTACGGATTTCTTTAGTGATAATAATATTGGATTTAATGAAAATAACATTATAAAATATGCGCCACTTATAAAATTATACGCAACGTATAAATTAGACGACCCAACATTTAATAATATTAAATTCAAAACAATAATTCTTGATTTTTTAAATTCAACACAAAAATATCAAGATGATATGATTACAGAAACAATAAGGTATTTGAAAAAAAATCTACCTTCTGTAACACCTGTAAGCGCAGTTAACCCAATTTCAACAGTTAGTGGTAACGTTATAAAATTAGAAACATATTCAACACTTAAGACATTAAACGATAAATGGATTGCCGGAAGTGACTTTCAAACTAAAACATTGTTTGAGGATTTCTTATTTATGGATAGGGCAAATAACGACATTGGGGATAAATTCACAATAGATTTATTTGCGGTTAAGAGTCTTATAGAAAATAACGATAAGGCGACCATGATGGATATTGTAAGTAAAATATTAGGAGACAACAACTTTATATTTTTTGCAATGCCGGCGTACATAAACTTTTATAACTTACAAAAGTCGGTAAGAGACAATGAAGAAATACCATATGACATACCTAATTCACTTTTTGGTACTTATCTTAATGTGGACTATATAAATTCGAAACCAAAGTTTTTATGTATGTACACTGGTAAAGGATCTGAGAACTTACCAAGTGATGCAGAATTTAATAAGTTTGATAGTGACTCAATGGATTTAACAAAACCTGCACAACAAACAGTTTCTTCAAGTAATGTTAATTTAGATAAAGAAAAGTCAAATGTATTGGTCGGGTTTAATGTTGATTTTGGAATCCAACACCAAAACATTTTTAAAGATTTATCATTAGATATGTCTGAAAATAAAAATACCGCTGAGACATTTAAAATACAATCACAAATTGCAAATTCGGCATCGGGAGATAAAGTTGCTCAACAATCAACATCATTATATAGTATATATAGAACAAGATCATATACTTGTGGTGTTAATTCTATGGGTAATGTAATGATACAACCCACTATGTATTTTAACCTTAGACACGTTCCTCTTTTTAGAGGTGCTTATTGGATACAGGAAGTGTCTCATGACATTAACGACAAAGAATTTAAAACGGACTTTAAAGGAATTAGAATGCCAATATTTAGTTTTCCTGATCCTGATAGTTATACTGCGTCGATTAATAAAAGTTTAGTTGAAAGAATAAAACCTGACGCAATTGCTACTGGAACTACAAATTGGCCTATGGGTGCTGGTTTTAAAAGAGACCCTGACGCGACATTAAACAATACACCATTAAAAAGTACAGAACAGGAATGTAAAGATAATTTAAATGCTGCTTATAGTACTTATTCAGGTATACCTGCTGAAACAAGAATTATAAGTGGGGATGATTTGAAAAATAAACTTAGTGCGTACACAGTAAACTTAAAAGCTTTACTATATGGTACTGCGATGAGAAACCCCTCAAATAGAAGAAACGGAGACAACCAAGAACAAATCAGCACATTTAATTACAACATATTTGGTTTTGATCTTAAAAATAAATACGGAGGAAGTATTGCAACCGCATACCTAAATGCATCTTATGCTTGTGTTGCCATTGAAAATATAACAACACCGATCGTTAACTTCAAAAGTTACAAACAGTGTATTGAAATGGCAAATGCATTATATGGTACATGGATTGCAATAATACCTGACGTTGCGGCATTAAGTACTGAAACCACACCTGAAAGAAAAACGGCAGATGCCCTTGCGAGATTTTATATAACATTAATTGAAAATAAATGGACAAAAAATACTGCACCAACTAAAAATGATATATATAATAATAGTGATGTTATACAGACAACTCAGGCTTACGGACCTGACCAGCCAAATGGGGCATTAGATGCGTATATTGACGTTTTTGAGTATGCGTTGAAAAAAGTTTCTTAATTTATTCAACTATTATGATATTTATTATTAAAAGATTATGGATATGAAAAATTTATTAGATAATTATTTGAAAAAAGATACACGTATTTCAGAAAAACAAATTGAAAATGGGTATAAAGAAGTGTGCGATCTTGATACAGGTGATTGCTACACAGTAAGAATGAAGGATGGTCTTATTGAAAGAGTTGATAACACCAAAAATGTTAATAGAACATTAAGAGTTGAAACACCTACGGGAGTTAAAACATTATTAAACGGATAAAAATAAAGATATGTCTATAGATAAAAAAATATTAGAAGAATTAAAAAGGTTTAATCAAATTAACACTTATGTTCTTAAAGAACAGGCAGAAGATGTACCACCTCCACCTGACGCGGCGGGAGGGTTACCTACTGATTTGCCTCCACCACCGGCAGATGCTGCAGGTGATATTCCTCCACCACCGGCAGATGCGGCTGCAGGGGCACCACCAGCAGATGCTGCGGCAACTGAGGTTCCTGAACCTGTTGATGTTGAAAACGATCCTGATGTTGACGTTGTTGACGATAAAAAAGAAGATGAGGGTGAAGGTGATACTGAGGAATTAGATATTACTGATTTGGTAACCACACAACAAGAAATTAGAGATAAACAAGACGAGTTTATGGATAATATCTTTTCTAAATTAGACGATTTACAAGGTAAATTGGAAGCAATGGACGGTATACTTCAAAAAATAGACGGTTTAGAATCTAAGATTGAAAAAATGAGACCAAAAACTCCTGAAGAAAAATTGGAACTTAGAAGTTTAGATTCTGGTCCATTCAAACAAAAATTAAGTGATTTTTTTGATGAGAAAAAAAGTGAAATGGAAGAAACAGGAAAAAATGAATATGTTTTAACTTCTGACGAAGTTGAAAGTTTTTCACCATCCGAAATCAAAAAAACATTTAATAAGTATGATATAGAAGAAGAGTTATAATTATTTTTTAAATAATAAATTAAGGGGTTTTTTAACCCCTTTTTTTGTTTTATCAATTTGACAATTTAAGAAAATCACTTATAATTGTATAAAGATAAAAGAGTAATAATTAAAAATTAATTTATGGCAAATTCAGTATTAGATTCAGTACTTGCGCAGTACGAAAAGAATTCAAATCCTACGGGAAACTCAACACCAAGAATGTCTGAACAAGACAGATTAAAAAGGTATTTCACAACCCTTTTAGGTAAAAACGAAAAATCAGGACAAAAAAGAGTTAGAATCCTACCAACTAAAGACGGATCATCACCATTTGTTGAAGTATGGTATCACGAAGTTTTGGTTGATGGTAAATGGCAAAAACTTTATGATCCGGGAAAAAACGACGGAGAAAGATCACCACTTAATGAAGTTTATGAAGAACTTATGTCAACAGGTAAAGACAGTGATAAAAAGTTGGCGTCTGAATACAGATCAAGATTGTTTTATATTGTAAAATTAGTTGACCGTGACAACGAACAAGACGGACCTAAGTTTTGGCGTTTTAAACACAACTATAAGCAAGAAGGTATCTTGGATAAGATCCTACCTATTTGGAAAGCTAAAGGAAATGTAACAGACGCTGAAAATGGTAGAGACCTTATCATTGAATTATCAAAGGCAAAAACACCACAAGGTAAAGAGTACACAGTTGTTCAAACTATTATGTATGACGATCCCGCACCACTACACACTGACAATGGTCAAATGAAAGAGTGGGTGGGCGATGAAACAACTTGGAATGATGTTTACGCTAAAAAACCTGTAGAATATTTAGAGGCAATTGCAAGTGGACAAACACCAATTTGGAACTCTGAACTTAAAAAGTATGTTTATGGTGAAAACGCTGAAATTTCTTTAGGTGGATCTAAAACTGAAGAATTGGTAATTGTTGACCCACAGGCTAACGACGAGGCAGACGAGGAACTTCCTTTCTAAAAAAAACATTTGGGCATTGAGTTGATTAATGCCCATTTTTTATTTAATTTTTTAAAAAAACAATATGAATAAAATATCAGAAAAAATGTATGAAGCATTGATCTTAAAATATAGATCAGAAATGGCGGAAGCCGAAGCAACACTTCTTGTTTATTTTAACAACCCTGTGGGTATTGGAGAACACCCACAACATTTGGAAGAAATGGATAAAATGGTTGAAAAAATGACAACAGCTAAAGATAAACTTGATATGCTTGAAACAGTATATAGGTATAACCTTAAAAAGGATAGTGAGTTTTTGGTTACCGAAGATATGTTGAAAATAATTAACGAACAAAACAGAGAAGAAAATGGCAATTAAGAAGAGTGACTTCGGTTCATTAAAAAAGAAATTCTCCACATCGGCAAAATATAAACCACAAAGATTTTTTGATCTTGGTGAACCATTTTTGGATGCGGTTGGTCTTCCGGGACCTGCGATGGGACATATAAATATGTTTCTTGGACATTCAGATACGGGTAAGACAACGGCACTTGTAAAAACGGCAGTTGACGCGCAAAAGAAAGGTATTCTACCTGTGTTTATTATTACAGAACAAAAATGGAGTTTTGAACATGCCAAACTTATGGGTTTTGAATGTGAAGAAGTTGTTGATACAGAAACTGGTGAATTAGAGTGGGATGGCTTTTACATCTTTAATAATAACTTTGATTACATTGAACAAATTACAGATTACATTAATGAATTATTAGATGCTCAAGAAAAAGGTGATTTAGATTATTCATTATGTATTATGTGGGATTCTGTTGGATCCGTACCTTGTAAAATGACTTATGAAGGTAAAGGTGGAAAACAACACAATGCTAGTGTTTTAGCGGACAAAATTGGTATGGGAATCAACCAAAGAATATCGGGATCACGTAAATCTGATTCTAAATTTGAAAACACCCTGATCATTGTTAATCAGCCTTGGGTGGAATTACCTGACAATCCTTTTGGACAACCAAAGATTAAGGCAAAAGGTGGTGAAGCAATTTGGTTAAACTCATCATTGGTATTTTTATTTGGAAATCAAAAAGGTGCTGGCACAACTAAGATTACCGCAACAAAAGACAAACGAACAGTTAAGTTTGCATCAAGAACAAAAGTGTCTGTAATGAAAAATCACATTAACGGACTTGGGTTTGAAGATGGTAAGATCATTGTAACACCACACGGGTTTTTGCCGGGTAAAGAAGCTGCTGAAGAAAAGGTATCAATTGAACAATACAAAAAAGATTATGCCGAATATTGGAAAGAAATTATTGGAGTTGACGGTGACTTTGATTTGAAAGCGGAAAAAGAAGAAGTTGAGTAGAAACCTTATAAGAAAAAATTAATGACTAAAACTTTATTAGTCGATGGGAACAATTTATTAAAAATTGGATTTCACGGAGTTAAAGATTATTTTAATGGAACGGAGCATGTGGGTGGTATTTGGCACTTTTTAAATACCATCCGCAAGTTTTTAGAAGAAACCAATTATAATAAGGTTGTGGTCTTTTGGGATGGAGAATTATCAACCGCACAAAGAAGAGTCCTGTACCCAAAATACAAACTTAACAGAAAAGGGGTAACTGAAGATTTTAAAGAAGAATCATTTGGTAAACAAAAACAACGGGTTAAACAATATTTGGAAGAAATGTTTGTTAGACAAGTTGAGTTTGAAAATTCAGAAGCTGACGACCTAATCGCATATTATTGCAAAATTTCAAAAAACGAACACAAAACAATTTTTAGTGGTGATAGAGACCTTACACAACTTATTTCTGAAGATGTGACCATCTATTCGCCAAACACAAAAAAGTACTATAAGAACGGAGATAAGATCAAATTAAAAGAAATTGAAATTCCCCATTATAATGTAAAGACCTATAAAATAATAGCCGGTGATATGTCGGATAATATTGATGGTATATATTATTTGGGTGAGAAAACAATAGTTAAATTATTTCCTGAGATACTTGAAAAAGAAATATCTTTTGACGATATTTTAAAAAAGGGTGAAGAACTATTAAAAGAACAAAAAGATAATGTAGCCTTGAAAAATCTTCTTACTGGTAAAACTAAAGAAGGGATATTTGGAGAAGAATTCTTTGTCATTAACAAAAAAATCGTAGATTTGTCCGAACCACTAATTAGTGACGAGGGAAAAGAATTGGTTGAACTATATTACTCTGAGTCATTGGATCCTGACGGAAGAGGGTATAAGAATCTGATTAAAATGATGATGGAGGATGGACTTTTTAAATATCTACCTAAAAGTGATGATCAGTGGGTTTATTTTTTAAGACCATTTTTAAAGTTAACAAGAAAAGAAAAATCAAAATTTAAAAACAAAAAAGTATGAAAGAACAAAATGACGTAACAAAGGTTGAATTTTTGATCACATTAAATGATAATTTTGTGGTACAAAGATTTTTCAATGTTAAAGGGTATAACCCAAACGTTAAAAATAGTGTTGATCTTTATGATTTGATGTGTGAGATATCAAATGACGTAAAAAGGATATTAAGAAACAAAACGGTAGATTACATGCTGGATAATCAATATGTAATTGAGTCAGACCCTACGGCTCTTGAAACCTCAAATACTGATGGTCCAGAGCTATTTAACATTTATTTAAAGGCCGAAAATGAGACAATTTATCATAGAGTGATTGATGCCAAGTTATACCCGCCAAAGATAAGATACACTCTGGATACCCGCCCAATCCTAAAATCGGTATTGAAGAACCTAACTGACATTTTGTCAGAGAAAAAAATTACTACAAAATATCTTGAATATACACTAGCTTAAAGATATTTATTAAAAACAGGAAACAAACTTAAAACTATATGTCAGACAAGAAAAATTTCGGTTATTTAGGGAACACATTTCAGATCCAATTACTTAACAATATTATACTTTACAAAGATTTCTCAAACACAATTATTGATGTAATTGACCCTCACTATTTTGATAACCAATACTTTCGTCTGATTTGTCAAATGATTAAAGAGTATTATACAAAGTACGAACACACACCTACTTTTGATACTTTAGAACAACTCGCAAAATCTGAGATTACATCACCTATGGCACAAAAAAGTGTCTTGGATATGGTAGAACAAATTAAATCAACTCCTGATGATGGGTATGAGTTTGTTCAAGAAAAATCATTAAAATTTTGTAAACAACAAGAACTTCAAAAAGTAATGGGTAAGGCTCAAAAAATCATTGACAAAGGTGATTTTGAAAGTTATGACAGATTGGAAGAAATGGTTAGAGGCGCACTTCAAGTTGGGGAAGTGGATAAAGGGACTAACGATGTGTTTTACGATTTAGACGAAGTATTAAATGAAGATTATAGACACCCAATTCCAATTGGGGTTGCAGGAATTGACAATCTACTTAAAGGTGGTTTGGCGAAAGGAGAGATAGGAGTAATATTAGCACCAACAGGGGTTGGAAAAAGTACGTTTACAACAAAGATCGCAAACCACGCTTTTAATTTAGGTTACAATGTTTTACAGATTTTCTTTGAAGACAACCCAAAAATTATTCAAAGAAAACATTTTACTTTATGGACAGGAATTGCACCTGACGATTTATCAGACCATAAAGATGAGGTAATGGAAACGGTTAAACAAATTCAAAAACAAAGAAAAAACAAATTAATTTTGAAAAAATTACCGTCTGATACCGTAACAATGAATCAAATAAAAAATCAGGTAAGAAAAATGATTGCGGATGGGACAAGAATTGATATGATTATTTTGGATTATATTGATTGTGTCGTTCCTGACAAAATGCTTGGAGATGAATGGAAGAGTGAGGGATCTGTTATGAGATCATTTGAAGCTCTATGTCACGAATTAAATATTGCCGGATGGACAGCAACACAAGGTAACAGAAACTCTATATCTTCTGAAGTTGTAACAACCGATCAAATGGGTGGATCCATTAAAAAAGCACAAGTAGGTCACGTTATCATTACTGTCGCGAAATCATTACAACAAAAAGAAATGAATTTAGCAACTATTGCGATTACAAAATCAAGAATTGGAAAAGATGGTATCATCTTTGAAAATTGTAAATTTGACAACGGAATGTTAGAAATTGACACGGAACAAAGTGTTACATTTTTAGGGCATGAAGAGCAAAAAGAAGAAAAAAATCGTAATAGAATCAAAGAACTTCTTGAACAAAGAAGACAAAGAGAAAATCAAGTTTAACAAATAAATTTAATAAATTAATACAAAATGGATATTTCGCAAAAAATATTAAGTGACATCACTGTCTTTATGAAATACGCTAAGTTTCAACCTGAATTGAACAGAAGAGAGACTTGGGAGGAGTTGGTTACTCGTAATAAAGAAATGCACCAAAAGAAATACCCTCAAATTAAAAATGAGATTGAGGAAGTATATAAAATGGTGTATGACAAAAAAGTTTTACCGTCAATGAGATCGTTACAATTTGGTGGAAAACCAATTGAGATTTCACCAAACAGAATTTACAATTGTGCGTATATGCCAATTGATCACGTAGATGCATTTTCTGAAACAATGTTTCTTTTATTAGGTGGTACGGGTGTTGGTTATTCAGTTCAAAAACATCACGTTGAAAAATTGCCAGACATTAAAAAACCAAATGCTGAAAGAACAAGACGTTATCTAATTGGAGATTCTATTGAAGGATGGGCAGATGCGATCAAAGTACTTATGGAGTCTTATTTAGGGTACAAATCATCAACACCTATTTTTGATTTTTCAGATATTAGACACAAGGGGGCAAATCTTGTAACATCAGGAGGAAAGGCGCCGGGTCCCCAACCATTAAAAGATTGTATTCATAACATTACAAAAGTGTTGGATAACAAAAAAGATGGTGAAAAATTAACACCAATTGAAACTCACGATATCGTATGCCATGTTGCTGATGCGGTACTAGCGGGTGGTATTAGAAGAGCTGCACTTATTTCATTATTCTCTGCCGACGATGAAGAAATGATTTCTTGTAAATCTGGATCTTGGTGGGAACAAAACCCACAAAGAGGTAGAGCAAATAACTCAGCAGTACTTCTTCGTCACAAAATCACAAAAGAATTCTTTATGGGTCTTTGGAAACGTATTGAACTTTCAGGAGCAGGAGAGCCAGGAATCTACTTATCTAACGATAAAGATTGGGGAACAAACCCTTGTTGTGAGATTGCACTTAGACCTTTCCAATTCTGTAACTTGTGTGAGGTTAATGCTTCTGATATTGAATCACAAGAAGATTTTGACGCAAGAGTTAAGGCAGCATCATTCATCGGTACACTACAGGCGGGATATACTGACTTCCATTATTTAAGAGATATTTGGAAAAGAACAACTGAAAAAGACGCACTTATCGGTGTAGGTATGACAGGAATTGGTTCAGGTGTTGTACTTGGTTATGATATGAAAAAGGCGGCTAAAGCAGTTAAAGAAGAAAATGAAAGAGTTGCTGGTCTTATTGGAATTAACAAATCTGCAAGAACAACAACAGTTAAACCATCAGGTACTTCATCATTGGTATTGGGTACGTCATCAGGAATCCACGCATGGCATAATGATTACTACTTAAGAAGAATACGTGTTGGTAAAAATGAATCAATCTACTCTTATCTTGCAATTTACCATCCTGAACTTATTGAAGATGAGTTTTTCCGTCCTCATGATACTGCGGTAATTACAATCCCACAAAAGGCACCTGAAGGGTCTATTGTTAGACACGAGTCAGTATTCCAAATGTTGGAACGAGTTAAAAAAGTATCTCAAGAATGGATTAAGTCTGGTCATAGAAATGGTCAAAATACCCACAACGTATCTGCAACTGTTTCAATTAAAGAAGACGAATGGGATCTAGTTGGTGATTGGATGTGGAATAACAGAGATTTTTATAACGGACTTTCAGTATTACCATATAATGGAGGGACATATACACAAGCACCTTTTGAAGATTGTACAAAAGAAGACTTTGAAAAATTGGTTAAAACATTAACAGATGTTGATCTTACAAAAGTTATTGAGTTACAAGATAATACCGATTTAAGAGGTGAAGCTGCGTGTGCGGGAGGTGCTTGTGAAATAGTATAGGTTATGAAAGTACAATGGGGAAATAATATAACGCTAACATACCAAGTTTTGTTAGCGTTCTATAACCAAAGAAAAACAAACTAAAATGAATGTAAATGCATCAAAAGATTGGGTACAAGAGTTATTTGTGAGGGAGTTTATGTCACCAAAACTCCTTCCAACTGACTTTTATTATGATAGGGATGGTCGTATGGTTATGACTGAATCATATCATAAAAGACGAGGAAGATGTTGTGGAAATGGATGTTTACATTGTCCGTATGAACCAAAACATGAAAGAGGAACAACTAAATTAGAAAATCACTGAGAAATCAGTGATTTTTTTTATTTATATAAAATATCATAAGAATATATTTATGTTATATGGCAAATGGTGTGACTTTTGGAATTATTTACCCTTTTAGGGAAACTACTAAGGGTACGTATTTTAAGTTATCTGAATTTCCTTCTGATGAAATAAGAAGTAATTTACTTCATTTAATTTTAACAAGAAGGGGTAGTAGGTATTATTTACCTGACTTTGGAACAAGAATATATGAATATATATTTGAACCATTGGATGGATTGACTTTTGAGTCAATAAAATCCGAAATTGAAGAACAAGTAAATAAGTTTATTCCAAATGTTACTATAAATAACATAACGGTAGAGCCATATATTGATAGTGAAGAAGCGGAAGGTAAAATTAATACTGATCTTTTAGGTACTGCAGATATCTATAAAATCCCTGGTTTAGCCACTCAAGAATATACTGCTAAACTAAAAATTGATTATACTGATAATACAAATGGTTTTGGATCAAGTCAATTTATAATAATTAACATTTAAAAAAATGGCAAATAAAAAAATATCATATACTGAAAGGGAATTTGCAGGACTAAGACAAGACCTAATAAATTATACGCAACAGTATTATCCCGATTTAATCAACAACTTCAACGACGCTTCAATATTTTCAGTTTTGATGGATTTAAATGCAGCAATTGGAGACAATTTAAATTACCATATTGATCGAAGTATACAAGAAACTGTTTTACAATACGCTCAACAAAGAATTTCAGTATTTAACATTGCAAGAACATATGGATTAAAAATACCGGGTTATCGACCCTCAGTTACTGTATTGAATTTATCGATTACGGTAAATGCGGTTAATGGAGATAAAGAAGATACTCAATATTTGGGAGTGTTAAGGGCAGGATCACAATTTTTAGGTGCTGGTACGGTTTTTGAAAATTTATATGATGTTGATTTTTCATCAGAATATAGTGCCTTAGGGTTTCAAAATAGAATTAAAATACCCATTAAAAATTCCCAAAACACAACTGTTGCATATAGAATAACAAAACAAGAAGTAGTAGTTAATGGTACGACTAAAGTATTTAAAAAACCTATTAATAGTATCGATGTTGTCCCTTTCTATAATTTATTCCTTCCTGAAAGAAATATATTAAATGTTTCTGCTATTATACAAAAAGAGGGGACCAACTACCAAACAGTACCCGGATACTCGGATTTCATTAATTCAACAAGTAAATGGTACGAAGTTGATGCATTGGCGCAGGATACTGTATTTTTAGAAGACCCAACAAAACCCGTCGACAATACAGGAATTAAGGTTGGTAAATATTTTAGAACCGATAATAGATTTATAACAGAATACACACCAGAAGGGTTTATGAGAGTTCAATTTGGAGGAGGTACAACAACCCCTAATGAACAATTAAAAGAATTTACAAGAATAGGAATACCCCTTAACATTCAAAACTTTCAAAATAATATAGGTTTAGGTTTAACTGTACAACCAAATACAACATTATTTATTCAGTATAGGGTTGGTGGAGGATTGGCGTCTAACGTCGGTGTCGGAGCAATCAATCAAGTTGGTACTATAGATTTTGTAGTAAACGGACAATCAAATACTGAAAACCAAAAAGTAATACAATCTTTAACCGTAAATAATGTAACTGCAGCGATTGGAGGGGCTAATCCACCTACAATAGAAGAAATAAGAAATATGGTTACATTTAACTTTGCTGCACAAAAAAGGGCAGTAACTATAAATGATTATAAATCAATAATAGATACAATGCCTGGTAAATTTGGCGCACCATCTAAAGCTGCTGTTTCAGAAAAAGACAATAAAATATTAGTAAAAGTTTTGTCATTAGATAGTGGAAAAAAATTAACACAAACGGTTTCATCTAATTTGATTAAAAATATTGCAACATATTTGTCAAATTATAGAATGATAAATGACTACGTTTCAGTTGAGGTTGCAAAAGTTATTGATTTAGAATTTGAAATATTTGTAGTTTTAGAAGGGGGGGTTAATCAAGGACAAGTTATAACACAAGTCATTAATTCAGTGTCGGACTATATGCAGCCAAGTAATAGGGAAATGGGTCAAAACTTAAATGTTTCAGATATTAGAAGATTAATACAAAATGTGGCAGGTGTGTCTACATTGGCTAATTTAAACATATATAATAAAGTTGGGGGTCAATACTCATCATCTGAAACATCACAGAGATATATTGATCCTGAGGCCAAACAAATTGAAATTATAGACGATACTATTTTTGCTGAACCCGATCAAATTTATCAAATAAGATTTGATAACGTTGATATTAAAGTTAGAGTAAAAAATTTAAACTCAGTCAATTTTTCATAGCATTATTTATTTTGGGGGTTTATTCTTTATCTTATTAAAAATAAGATCATAACTATTTATTTTAAAAGAATTCATGTCCAAAAGTTATAGGCTTCGCACAAAACCAGGTGTCGATCAAAACATAAGAATTAACATAAATCAAGATTTTGACTTTCTTGAAATTTTATCATTAAAATTAAAACAAGAGGACGTATATACAAGATTTTGTGCTGACTACGGAGTTGTTGTTGGTAGGGTTATTGCTAACGGAGGGTTTGGAATACCAAACGCAAATGTCTCAATTTTTGTACCATTAAGTAATATTGATGAAAACGATCCTGTTATATCGACACTTTACCCATATAAGTTTTTAGAGCAAAAAAACGAAGACGGTTATAGATATAATCTGTTACCATACGTTCAAGAATATAATGGACATACACCTACCGGAACATTCCCATCAAGAGAAGATGTTTTAACAAGAAAAGAAGTATTAGAGATTTACGAAAAATATTATAAATACACCGTAAAAACTAACGAAAGCGGTGATTTTATGATTGTAGGGGTACCATTGGGAAGTCAAAAAATAGTTTTGGATTTAGACCTTTCAAATATGGGATGTTTTTCTCTACGTCCTGCAGATCTAATTAGAATGGGTAGGGGAACACCCGAACAATTTAACGGACAAAGATTTAAGTCATCTGAAGATTTAGCATCACTACCACAAATATTAAATGCGGCAAAAGATATTGACGTTGCACCTTTTTGGGGACAAGATGAAATTTGTAATATTGGAATAACTAGAACTGATTTTGATCTTAGAGATTATAATATAGATATCAAACCACAGGCAACATTTATGGGGTCTATTTTTTCTTCATCAGAAGAAGATTATTTAAGAACAAATTGTAAACCAAAAAATGATGTAGGAAATCTTTGTGATCTAGTAACGGGGCCAGGTCGTATTTTAGCAATAAGACAAACAAAAGATTACGATGTTGATGGAAGACCCGTCTTAGAACAATATAATTTAGAAGAAGGGGGTAATGTAATCGATGAAAATGGTGCTTGGCTTGTAGAAGTACCGATGAACTTAGATTATGTCACAACAAATGAATTTGGAGAACAAGTGTTATCTGCAGACCCAAAAGTCGGAGTACCAACAAAAGGTAAGTACAGATTCAGAATTAAATATCAAAACGAGTCAGGGTTGGCATCACCAATTCAAAGAGCCGATTATTTGGTACCTAATGTAAAAGAATGGGGATGGACTGGATCTTCAGAAAACACAACTTCAGCACCACCACTTGATACCGTTACACAATTAAAAAACTATGCGTTTAGTTTAGATTGGGCAGATTATGGTAATACCGGAACTACTCTTGGCCTTGCAATGATACAAGAAGCAATTGAGTGTAAAGATAGATTTTATGAATTTAATTATAATAAAGTTTATACCGTTGCGTCTTTTATTGATAGATGGAAGTGGGGTTATGGTAGAGCAAGACACTTGGGGATAAAAGAAATCACAGATAGATCTTGTTTAACATCAACAAATAGATTTCCTGTTAATGATGGTGTAAGAAATTTTGATTTTATTTTTTTCCTATTTAACTTGTTTATATCTATTTCTGCATTGATTATATATCCTCTTTTGGTTTTGATGCATGTTTTGGCGTCTTTATATCCGATTTTAAGAGTTATTGTTAATATAATAATATGGATTATAAACGTTATTGTTTATGCGATATGTGTTGTTGTCGCAGCTCTTAGCTCAAAACTTAAAAAGGAAGATTGTAAAAAATCAACAATAAAGCCATTGTCTGAGGATAACCCTTTTAAAAGGTTATCATTTCCAATGATATCATATCCTGATTGTGAGGCGTGTGCTTGTGAGGCATCAGATTTAACAACCGATGGTGGTGATTTTGCACAGCAAGCATCTACAACTGTTTCATCTGTTAATGTTTCACTTTTGTCTGATATTAATTCGGTGGCATCTTTTAATAGAGATTTTTATGCCGTTGAAGGAGGAATAGGTAATAGTGTTAATTATAATACAGGGGCCAACCAACTTTTTTCTGGATACCAAAGACAAGGGACTTCTGCGAGTAGAGATAAATTAGTTAAATTACCTTTAGTTGAGGTGCCGGAGCAGGGAGGTGGTGATTTATATTTAGGTGCTGATGTGACATTATCGCAATCATTAAATTTAATGAATTTAAGATCTCGTTATTTTAGTGGTACCGGACCAAACAGAATAAAAACGATAGTTTATAATAATAACCCAGTAACTAATGTTCCTGAACCATCACAACCATTTGAGGATAGTATTTTAATTATTCTTTGTGATCCGGGAACTTTAAGTAATTTAACGCCAGGACAAATACTTAGTTTCAACAATCCGGCAAGTATAAATGACCCAAATATTACAGGTTTAACTGTTGCAAATCAGTTTAATACTAATTCAATTACAGGTACCACGCCATATAATGCAACCCAATTAGTTACTAAAACAATAAGTAGTATAGGTCCTAATTCGATTATCACGACTTCAACACTAAAACTTAAAATAAGTGAAAACGGAAAACAATACAAGTTTAAATCAGGTATAGAATATTTCCAAGTATTAACAGGAGACACATATGTAAATTACCAAAACTTAGTAAGTCAAGCCGTTACGGGTTCGGGTGGTGCGGCAAGATGGAACTCAATTTTAAATGAATATTTGTTTAAAAAAATACAATCCGTTAGATATTCAACGGTGGGATATCCGTCTGCAGGTGCAGGGTTTAGAATAAATGATTACTCAACGGAATATTTAGAGGGTAGGGATGACTATGAAATAATATTTTTAACGAGAGGTGTTGATCCATATACCGAAAAACAAAAAATAAAATACGATTTATCAAAAATATTTGGGTATAATTATGGATCAGGTCCAATAATTGAGGGTGATTATTATTTAAATATACCAATACAACCTAACACAGGATCCGGTAACTGGTATAATAATTTGTTAACTCCTGAATCTCACGATGTTAGTAATAACACCAATACAAAGTTATATCACGAACCATTTGGTTTTAATGTGGACACCTCAGCATTTACGGCATTTACAAATAATTCACCACATTATTACAACTCAACGGATAAATCAAGATCAAATCACGTTGCGTATAATGGAGATATAATAACGTTGGGACAAATAACATCCCCAGCAAATCCGTCGAATGGAGGAATATCAACAAGTAATAATAAACTATGGTTTCAAGTTTATTATGTTCCACCAACAGGAGGGGCCGGATATGATATAAATAAACAACAAGGTTTAATAGAAGGAGGTTCTTTACAGGCTAGTACGTTTGTTCCTGATTTAAATATTGATCAAGCAATAAATTCAGTAGAATTACCACCAAACAACATTTTAAGAACTTATTCGCCAGCATATCATTTAGAAACGCTCAATAATCCAAATATAACAATAACTGCAAATAATAGATTGGTGTTTAGATCTGATCGTTTACCTACTTCTGATATTACTGAGGTTTATGGAAACACATCTTTTTCATTACATTTAAATGATAACTTTGGATTTTATTTAATAGATGATACTGGTGGATTTACAACTCCTGCAATGTCAAATAATGCTACTGACAACACAGGTTCTGCCGCAAACTTTGCAGAAGATGGGGGAGCATTTACCGATGTTGTGGATTCTCTTTCTTGTGAAAATATGGTACCACTTGGTTGTTACGAAGGGTCTGGAACCAATTTTGGAATTAATGAAGATTGTGATGAAAACAAAATGGGTAAAGATGATACGAACCGAAGAGTTGTTGGTGGTTGTTATTATTTTGTTGACAATCCATTAATTTTTTCTTTACCTAAAGATATTAAAGCATTTGAAGAATGGAAAAGTAGATTTAGATTTCAGTTTGCCGCGTGTAGAGGAGTAATAAGTCACGTTTTTCAAAACAATTGGGTTAATGGATCGTTATATATGTTTTCATTTAAAAACGCAAAAAGATTTACAATACTTGGGGATTTAAAAAGATATAAATATTGTGGAGACCCATTAAGTGTTAGACCGAGTCAGGGACCATTAATTTTTACATTTGGAACCACTAATTCGTTTTTTTATAGGGCAACTCCGTACTATTACCAAACAGATAAATTTATTGGTCAATTACCCAAAAAGATTGATGTCAATCCTATTTTAAATGATCCTTGGGAAAGTGCTGATAACTACGGAGGAATGAACACAAAGAATATTTTCTTCCCTACAACCGTTATGGATTTAGGACCAAGAGATGAATTTACAAAAGAAATTTGTTTTAATCCCCAATTTGAAGGTTATTTAGTCGATACAATAAGAACAACGTCGTTTAATGATGGATCGGACATACTTCAGTTATTTATCTTATCTAGACTTATAAATTCAAACTTTTGGGGACAAGCATTGGCGTTGGGTGACGCATCAATTAATAGAATATTTAGTAGAAGTGAAGATAGAGTTGATGGTGATTTTGCACAAACAATGAGTATTAATTCAGAATATGGTGTTGAAGGGTTTAGTAGTGATGATTATGATCAAAATGATATATATGTAGAAAATAGTGGAGGTGATCCATTATTTGGTATTTTATTTTCTTCTGATACTGCAAGTAGACAATTACTATCCCCTGGTAAAACAAGTTATACAAATTTTGGATACCCTAAGACGCAAGTTGTACCATTATATAAATGGAAAAGTCAAAGTCAGACAACAATTTTTGGAAAAGACACAAATGAATGGGTAACGGGAGGGTCAAACTTTTATTCTCAACCATACCAATCAATGGATTTTACACAAACAGAATATTTTAAACCAGGAAATGGAGAAAAATTGGGATACATCTATAATAGAACATCAGGATTAGTTCCTACGGTTACTTGGCCAAACGGACAACCAACATCATATGTTGTTGGTGCTCCTTATCACTTCTATTTTGGGTTAACAAAAGGGGCAAGTGCCATGAATAGATACATAACTAAATATATTTTTAATCAATAAGAATGAGTCAGGAAAGTGAAGTTAGAATAGTTTTAGGATCAAAAAGAAATGCAACAACACCAAATAGGGATGTAGAATTACAAGTACCACTTTTTGGTGACCAAAATTCTTATACAGAAAATGACAGAACGGTACTTATAAATTTACAAGAAAGATTTAATCTTGAAAGACAAAAAAGCGATAAAATTAGATTGTCAGGTAAACTTGTAAATTTATTTGATAACACTTTAAGTGGTAAAACTAATTACACTCCTTTTAAAAACAATCTTTATTACTTAAATCCTGAAGAATCTATAGTAACTAATGTGTGGCAAGGTTTTCCACAATATAGTGAATTTACTTTTGGTAGATCACAAGGAATAGAAGGTCATATTCCATTTGTTCCTAAAAGTGCAAATACGTATAATTGGACCGTTTATGCTTCATATGCGTATTCTAGTACTACCGCGCAAACAATGTCATATACTGATGAAAGAAATGGTGTCACAATTAATAGTTTTCTTTGTTCTGATGGAATACCTTTTGTTATAAAAAAAGGAAGTTATAATGGAAAAAAAGTTATTTATTTTTATTGTGGAACTAACCATAATTTATCGGTTGGTCAGTGGGTAGAGTTGTCATCTCCGATAAATAATAAAACGGTTTTTAGTGTTTTTGGTTTAGGGGATGGAACATATGGATCTGAAAATAAAGTATTTTATATTTTCAATTTAAAGTTTTCTAATTTAAACGTATATAATGGAAAATCAGGAACATTTAAAAGAATAACAAATTTACAAAATAGTGGGGAAACAAAATCTAGATACTATGTTAGATTACATAAAATTTTAACAGATGTTGATGAAGTAAATCTGACAAAAATTGCATTTGAAAATAACCCATTTGGTATTAAGAAAAAATTAGAATATTCTGGATTAACACCAAACCAAACACAGAGAGTTTCAATAAAGGAAGATTCACAATCTTTTTCTTTTACGTTTAATAAAGATATACAGGTTAACCCTTTGGTTGATAATAATGGAAAACCGGTAACAGAGCTTTTTGTGACAATTTTAAACAAAGGTTATATGGGTTGGTTTAATAAACCGGGATATGATCAAAAAGCGATTGACATTGGGTGGGAGTTTAATTTTTTAAAAGATAGCGTTGATAATTGGTGGAACCATACCTCCATAAATAATAAAGATAATATACCAACAGGTAGTTATAATTTTAATGGAAATACTTTTTTCTATAATAGAGATCTTAAAACAGGTAGTGTTATAAAAGGTGATTTTTGTGAGTTTAATGATATGGAACAAAAAGAATATGTGATATCAAAACTTTATCATAAATACTCTTTTAATCCCATTTTATTTCTTGACAATTCACCATTTAATTTACCTGCAGGGTATTGTTATATTCCACATCATTCAATACCAATAAGACAATATAGTGATTATATTGAAAGTTATACTCAAGAAGGTACAACAAATTTACCTGTAGTAGATATACCTAATTATTCTTGGTATTCAGATTATGAAAAAAATTGGTATTGGAGGGATATATATGATTATGGGTTTATTGATGCCGAAAATAGAGGTATTGACTTTCCTTTTACAAATGACGCACATTACCCATTTACGACAATAAATTTTTTACAGACGCCAATAAAACGAATTACTTATGTTGAAACAACTTTAGTCAATTCACCAATATTTGATAATTGTGAGTAGTAATTATTATAGATATAAAATAGACGGACCGCCAAAAACGGCATACATCAATATCCCAATTCAAATTACTTTTGATAATTTAGGTAGAGAAGATGGTATTAAAGAATTTGAAGAAGAGGTTATTGAAGATATAATAAATCCAATATCTGATTTTGAAACCACAAGATTTGCACATGCCACTTGGGGGACTGATTCTGAAACTAATATAAATTATAATTTTTATTTTTATAATGGGGGTTCTTCACAAACGGTAACTGCGACCACCAACGCAAACAATTGGGTTATAGATTACGAGGCTGCCGGATTTTTAGATAAAGAAATATATTATTTTGCAAATTCATTTAAAGGGAGTTTTTTCAAGCTTGATTTTTATGATAGTAGTTCACCAACAGAACAAAAAATATTATTTAGTTTAATATTGCCGACACAACAAGGACTTTTAGAAGACGGTTTTATCGGACCAAGTGTAAACCAAACTCCAGTGAAAGTTAAAAGACCTAAATTCGTATTAGATTATACGGGAGCAGATAAAGAAGGTTTTTTTATTTATTGGTTAAAAAATATTTCGTATTTGGATCAAAAAGAATTTTATATGAGCGCAAAATTTTTTGATGCAAAAATTGGTCAGTTTGTTAGAATGATTAACAAACCGCAAGGGTTATTGTTTAACAAATTTAATTTTGATAAAAAATATCTTTTTTATTATAAATGTGTTTTGGATTATAATAATTATGAATATAAGATATATTTAGAAAATACAACAGGAGGACTAACAAGGGTTGGAACAACGTCAAGTCCGATAAAATGGTATGAATACGTCAACCCATAATGGATGCTATCAAATATTCAATTGTCATATCTCCAGAAAATGTAAAAGGAGATTTAGTATTTTTACCATATAGTGGTACGTACTATTCAGAGCAGTGTGGTATACCGACAGATGAGGACAAAGTTTTTAACTTTGGTCTTTATTCTGCATTCACAGAAGTCATTAGTTCAGGACCCAACGGGAGTTCATCATTAACAGGTCTCACAATACCAATATTATTTACTCAATCAATAAATGATATTGGGTATTATTCAGAATTTGACGGATTTATTTTACAAAAAGACGTTGCTTGTAATTTTGTATATACGGGAAACACTTCAAATAGTTACAACATAACATTATATAATAAATCAGGAAGTTTATTTCAAAGTTTTTTACAACTTTCAAACTACGAAGTTAATTGGGGGGATGGTACACCCGCATCAACCTTCAATCAAGGAGATGCGATTTTAAATCATACTTATCCTTCCTTACCATCAGGATACACAATAACGTTAAAACAGATAAATCCTTGGGGAATAACAACCATTAATAAAAAAGTTAAGATCCCTTTTACAGGTGTCACGGTAGATAACCAACAAGGTGAAATATTTTTCACACCACAAGGTGGGAGTTGGTCGGGGATACCGTTAAGTTATGATTATATTTTTACAGGTGATTCAGGATATGATATATCCCAATATTTAAGTGAAAACTATACTGACGTTCCTTTTGTTGTTTCAGGTTACACTAAATCTAAACTAATTGACTTAAAAAAATATGGACCAACACCATATACGATCGGATATATAAAATATTCTAAAGGGATCCCTGTTGGACAAATAAATGAAATTACTCAATTATATACCGCATATACAATAAATAGCGTACAATATTACGACTTCAGCGATGGTACAACTTTCTTTATGGCAGAATCATCAGGGATTACAAGTAATGAATTTGTCGTTTCAGCGCTTACTAAAAACGAATATTTGTTAGATTTTGTTATGGCACCTGAAATAAACTCAAATGTTTATATAGAAAGAGGAAAGTTTTCGGCCTATGAACCATTACAAAGATTAGGTGAAGTTGATAACATTGGAGATTTGGTGAGGTACGGATATGGTTATTATAAAATAAATGTAATATAAAAAATAGGATAAACTATTTATAAAATAAAAATATGGCTTTAGGAACTTACGGAATAAATAGACCTGCAGACGTATCACCACAAGATGTTGAGATACTTTTACATTACACCCCATCAAGGGACGTGACTAATAATTTTATTTTAAAAAAATTAGACGCTTCAACCATTTTAACTCCGTATTTTCATAATGACAATACTGGAGGTAATGCAAACGTTGAAATATTAGGTGGTCTTTACAACTTAAAACTCCCATCATCAGAATTTAATAATTTGGGAATATACACTCTTTACATTAGACCTGCGGAAATAAGAACAACTATTCTTGATTGTGGGGTTTTGTCTGCACTTCCAAATGTTAAAGGTATTGTAATAGATATAAATCAAGTACCATCACAATATCGTAATAAATTTATAAATCAAGGCCTTGTAGGATTCAGAGTTGAATATTTAAATGCTGATGGAACAAAAATACCTAATTTTTATAGAATAATTACCTCGTCTTTTTATTGCGAGCCGGTACTTACAAATCAAACAAATACATCACAAAAGGCGATTAGATATCGTTATGTTAATTCAGGGTCGGATTTAATATTTTGCACACTTTCACCATCCGCATCCCCAACAAACAAACCAAACGCATTACCATTTATTGGGCAACCTGATCAAAGTATTATTATTACAAATACCTTTTTCAATCCAATTACGATAGACATTCAAATGGCAGAACACGACATTGATACATTAGCGATTGCCCTTTATGGTAATCAAACTAAAAGTATCGACGATGGTATTTATACACTTTACGATAGTTCGGGTAATATCTATAAACAATACAACTTGTTTGAAATTAGAGATAACTTTAATGAGTTACTTTATGAGGTTAGACAAGATAGAGGTTCTTCTATCGACTTCAGTAAGAACTTTACAAATATTATTAGTTAATGGCTAGAAAGAAGTTTTTTTATCCACCTGTACCTCCTGTAGGATCACAAACGTTTTCTGATAATTTAGTCGGTCTTCAGTTAGTGCAAGGTGGGGGGTTAACTCTCGGTACTTTTGAGTTTACAAGTGCGATATTTGAAAAAAGTAATCGTAATTTCGATACGGGAATATTTTCACAACCGTATAATTTAACAAATCTTGACATAAGTAGTGTTGAAGAGAGTAAGTTATTAGTTCAAAAGAACTTTCAGGTTTATCCTAATTTTGACATTTCACAAATTACAAGTTTTTCACTTTATGGGTCTTTACAAAAAAGGTTAGAGGTTTCAATAACAAAATCCATTAATTATTTTCCGGCGGCTATTATAGCTAAAAAAAATATAGGTACTGGCTATAGTGCAATAACAGCGAATAATATTATATACGATCAAATTGGAGATGAAACCACGTTTGAAATTGATGTAAAATATTTAACAAATCCATTTGATATTGATTATAGTGTAAACGCGACTAGTAATTTGGTTCAAAGCCCAATGTCTATTAGTGAATTTAGAAATTTAACAAAAGAGTTTAAAAAATATGCAATTTATATTGGTAGTACGGATAATGAAGAATACAATCTTACAGATTTTACAGCATCCCCAAGTTTAACTGGAGGTACTATAACAATAACTGTACAAGGTAAACCTTTTTCAGGGTTAACATCATTTACTGAAACAATTATAATCAAACCAAACAATATTACAACTGAAAAAATATTTAGTGATAGTTTCGATGAGGTTGAAGATTTTTTACTAAATAGAAATGTCAGTCCTAAATATACTGCAACATTTACATATCCTGAATATGATGATGATGGTACATATATTTTAAATTCTAAAAGTGTAACTTGGCCTTTATCGGATGAATGGAATATAGATATTAGATCGTTAGGTTTTGAAAATTACATTAACGAAGTTAAAACAATTGCGGAGTTACTCGATAGTTATAAAACTAATTTAATATCAAGATTTTTAATTACTGGATCCCTAAAAGATTTTGACACACCAGACCAAAAATTAGAAAAAGTATTACAAATATATGGTAGAAGTTTTGATGAAACTAAAAAATTTATTGATGCGTTAGCGAACATTAATTCAGTTAATTATATAGTTGGAAATGATATTCCGTCACAGTTATTGGTAAATTTGGCACAAACCGTCGGATTTGACCCTAATGTTTCACCAATAACTAATGAGGATTTTTTAAATAGTATTTTTACAACATCTAATGAGTCCGACTACGGAGGAATGTCAAAACCAATGACACCAACCGAGCTTAATTACCAATTTTATAGAAATTTAATTCTTAACTCGGCATATCTATTTAAATCTAAAGGTACAAGAAAATCCATAGAGTTTGTAATGAGAATGGTTGGTGCGCCTGATGCTCTTATTGAATTTAATGAAAATGTTTATTTAGCGGATGGCCCAATAAACTTTAATGATTTTAGAGATCAATATGTTTGTTTATCGGGTAGTACTCTATTATTAGATACGCCGGCATTTGATACTACGAACACATTTACAATACAAGGGATATTATATACTGGATTTACAACAGTTAACACATTACAGACGGTTACTGCAACATTTGAAGATTTCCCAATTTATGAAGACGGATACCCAAAGGCAGTTGAGGACTCACCTGATTATTTTTTCCAAAAAGGGGCTGGGTGGTTTGAACAAACACCTGAACATACATCATTAGAGGTTGTTGATGAAGAAAACTCAATATTTAGTGGGAATACCGTTTCTTTGGTTACAAAATTTAAGCCATTTACGTATGGTCAAGATTGGCTTGATAGATTTAGAAAGTTTCCATTTATGACAAACGTTGGTTACAATTTAGTTAGAACGGTGGATAATACTAAATCATGGCCAAAAACCGAAGTCGGAATTAGAAGAAATCAATCACCAAATTCGCCAACATACTATAGAGTGGATGACGACAGGTTAGTTATAAATGTTAAAAACATTGATCTGTATTTAAATATGGGTCAGGGGATTACTTATGACGTTTGGGAACAATCCGTATTGTATAACTATCCAATACCAAATTCCGGATTAACGGCTCCTTACCCAACACCTGGTGATACTGATTGGACTGTCATAAACCCTAAACCCGATCAAAAAACGTTTTTTGAATTTGCTCAAACATTTTATAATAATTTAATTAACGTTAGAAACAGACAATATATAAGTGACGGTAAAACAGGAGGGTATCCTGCATTACAATCAATTTTTTGGAAGTACTTACAAAGCGACGAAGCGATCAATATTCCGACCAATAAATTTACTTATCAAAAAATGATTGATTTTACATTAGCACTTGGTGATTATTGGGTGAGACTTGTAGAACAATTTGTTCCTGCCACTACTATTTGGAATACGGGTCAAAAAATGGATAATAGTATTTTCCATAGACAAAAGTTTGTTTGGAGAAGACAACGTGGATGTGAATTTATACCCGTTAATTGTATTCCTTGTACGTTTAATGGTCAACCATTTGGTTATGATTGTATTGATCAAACGTTAATCTGTAGTTTAGATATTGGACAGAATTATGGTGCCACTACGTTAAGTGAAGCGTTAAATAATTTGATTAGTGAACAAGGATATATTCAAAATCAGTGTGACTTAAACGGAATGAAAAGTTATTGGTATATTGATGTAAGACTTGATGATGTGACTCTAATTCAAGAACAATTTTATACTGGTTATGGGAGTGTGGACTATCCGACACAATCAACTATTTTTAATTCAATAAACGAAAAACTTGAAGGTTTATATGTTTATGGGTTAAACTATTATTTTGCGGGTAGCTCATTAGTTATTAGTAATAGTAGTTGTTACGATGAATTTACAAATAAAAAACTGTATTTAAATATTGGGATTATGATTGATATAAACTGTAATAATGACGGAGAATAATGGCTTGTGTTTCAGGTTTAACAAATGGGGTATTTAGTTACGTTGATTGCTGTGGGATATTACAGACCGGAGTATCTTTAGGTCAAAGCATATGTTTAGACGAAGCATTTACTGGTACTTCATTTGGTGTTTATATCGCTTCAGGGCAATCTTGTACTCAAAACTGTAACCAGGGTACGTTAAGTTATAGTTTTCAAGTTACGGGTGTTTGTGATACATCTTACGGGCAGATAATATTTACACCTTCTGGTGGTATACCTCCATATACGATAGATCCTGTAACACCTACCGGAACTACATTAACTGCACAAACAAGTAGTGGGGATATCACCTTTACTGGTTTAACAGGTGGGACTTATGTTTTCCGTCTAAATGATTCACAAGGGTTACAAAACAATGAATTATATATTAATACAATAATATCAAATTGTTTTGAAGCTAACGTATATGGGGTTTCAGGATCAACTTGTGGTTTAAGTAATGGATATATTAACATAACCGCAACGACAAGCGCGTCTCCATATACTATTATTGTTTATAAAGACGGAGGTGTATTTAATGTATCAACAGAGGCGACATTACCTGTAACATATTCTAATTTACCTTCAGGAATTTATTATGCGACGGTTTTTGATTATGGGTCAGTGACGGCAAATACTGAAAATTTTGTAATAGATGAAAGTGTTGGGGTTGATTTTGGTTTTTGGAAAGTTAACACATCGACTTGTGTTATTGATAAAGGTAAACTTGCGGTAACGGGATTAACGGGTACTGGTCCGTATACTTTTTTATGGAGTAATAATGAAACAACCCAATTAGTTACGGGGCTTACACAAGGTACATATAGTGTTACTGTGACGGATGCGTTAGGATGTTCAACCACAAAGTCTGAACTTATTGGAACTGCAGACCCTATAGGTCTTGGGTTTTTGACTGCAGTTAATCCGTCTTGTTTCTCAAATGATGGGTCTTTAACTTTTACAATAACAGGAGGTACGGTTCCTTTTTATTATTCTGCTTCTACCTATGAAGTGGGGTATACATTATCTGATACGTTTACAATATCTAATTTGGCTGGTGGGGCGTACCAAGTATTGGTAAGAGATGCTAATTTTTGTGAAGTTATTTTAAATGGTACCATAAATACCGTTAATGGTTTTAATGTTGTTGAAATTGCAACTACACAATCATCTTGTAATCAGACTAGTGGAAAGATTGGAGTAACTATAGAAGGTGCGAACAATTTTTATACGTACGCAATTTCAGGATTAACCACAAATTACACCAATGGAATAACCACTCAAAGTCAAACACATAACTTTACTAATTTATCAAACGACACTTATTTATTAGTTATATCAGGATCGGGTACAAATTGTAGTTATAGTGAATTTGTTACAATCGCTTCAGTTGATAAGTTTCAAGTAAATTATACTGCAACAACCGCAAGTTGTGGGTTAAATAACGGGGTTATTAGTGTTGAGGTAGGGACTGGTTATACGGGAGTATTAGATTATGTTTTAAGTGACGGACAATCAATTATAGATACGCCATCTACCGCTTACACATTTAGTAATTTAGTTGAGGGTCAATATACGTTAAGTGTTACCGATAATGAAAACTGTACGGTATCTAAAGATTTTGAAATAACAACAACAGGGGAATTAGCCTTTATGGTTAATGCTGTTGATTGTACTGGGGTAAATGATGGGTCGGCAAGTGTTTTAATAAATAAAGGGGAACCTACATTTGCATATGAATGGTCCGACAATGTGCCAGGAAACCCAACAGGGTCTACGGTTACAGGTTTATCGGGGGGTACATATTCGGTAATAGTTACGGATAGTAGTGGGTGTAGTAATAAACAAATATTTGATATATTGTGTGGAAATAGTAATATTGTTTCTTATCAAATTGTCAATCTTTGTGTTAATGAGTTTAATACCCAATCAGGAAATAAAAGAGGTTTTTCTGAAATGTTAAATGAAGGGTTTTTAGATTTAACAAATGAATACACAAATT